TATGATTAGATTTAAAGAAGATAAAACTTTGCCGTTTGAATATTTCTTATCTGATGAGATGGAAGATATAAGACAAAAAATGTTTGAAGGAGAAAAAATTCCTGCTTGTGCTACTTGTTATCAGATGGAAGAGGCTTCAGGTACTTCGTATCGGATTAAATCATTTGGAAAACATGGATATGATCCTGAAGTAGGAAAAGTCACAATTAAAGTCAGATATCTTGGAAACTACTGCAACTTATCTTGTTATATGTGTCATCCATATAACTCAACTACTAGACAACAAGAATTATCAAAAATATTTCCGTATACAAATGATGATAATTATAAAAGATTTATTGGAGGTGAACTAGATCAAATTGCAAATGTTAATGTAAAATACAGCGACTGGCATAAATATGTCGATCATTTAATAGAAAATATTCATCTAGTTTCTAAATTTCAAATGATGGGAGGAGAGACTTTACAGCTTCCTAAGTATTGGGAGTTACTTGAACGCATACCAGATGAGCACGCTAAAAATATAACAGTGGGACAATCAACAAATCTTACTGAAATACGTTATAAAAATAAAAGTATTTTAGATTTAGCTGAAAAGTTTAAAATATTTCATTTAGGTGTTTCTGTAGATCACTATCAAGATAAACTAAGCTATATGAGATATCCCATTGATGTTAGTCAATTTGAAAACAACCTAGCAGAAATTTCAGAATACTATCCTAAGATAGAATTTAAGTTAGACTGTACTATCTCTCTTCTAAACATTGCTGATGTGTTTGAAATAAGAAAATATTACATGAATAAATTTAACTTGAGATCTCGTATAGATTTTGATAATATTGTAAGAGGTCCAAAATATTTAAGTATAAGAAATTTACCTGATCATCTAAAACAAAAATACGTTGAGATGTATAGTGAACAACATCCTTATATTGTAGCTGAACTTGTAAGAGATCCTGTTAGACCTTTGAGTGACTTCATGGCTTATTGTGATAAACTATCGTTGTATAGAAACTTAGATTGGCGGCCTATGTGGCAAGATTTTATAGATGTACTACACAAATAAACAAAAAACAATGATAGTGTCATTTACCATCAAAAAAGTTATTGAATACAGAAATGATGAGTTAGCGCATTTTGCTAATAAAAATTTGAAAGAACTTCAACAGAAAAAAGATACTTTTGGTGATATAATTATACCAGACTTCAATTTTGAACTAAACGATAATATTATATGGTATGAATCTGTCTTTATCAAAGGTCTTCCTATATCAAATTTAGAAATGGAATCTATTGTATGGCCTTTGTGTGTTATGAGAGAAGATAGGTTCACTATCAACAATTATGACAGATACAATTTTATTAGATGTCAAGATTCAAAAGATATTTATTTCATTGATTTGAATGATTGTTATCATTCCTCTATAGACGAAAGAAAAAGATCTTTTGCCAAAAATGTGTGTTTATTATGAGAGTAGTGTGCGTTAATACAGGTGACAAGTATAGTCAGTGGTATACCGATAACTTAAAGCATATGATTGATAATTATTCTCAGCTAAACTATACTTCATTTGAAGTCATAGACCAAGAAGAGTATGGAGGGGTCTATGACAAGTTGTTAATGTTTGACAAGTTTAGAGATGGCCAAAACATTTATTTTGATTTGGATGTTCTAATTAAAGGAGATTGTAATCAGTTTATGAGAAATGAACTGACAGTATGTCATGCGTGGTGGAGGAAACCATACCACACACCTCTTAATTCAAGTATCATATCTTGGAATGGAGATTACTCACACATCTATGATAAGTTTAAATACAATCCAGATAAGTATATGCTCATTTATAATCTTGGAATAGATCAATACCTGTATGAATTGTTTCAGCCATTAACATATAGTAATGGATTTTGTTCTTATCAAACAATCCAAGAAGAGCAAGAGTATGAGGTTTATCTGTTTAATCAAAGATATGAGTTTATGCAGCAAGAAGGATGGTGGACTAAGTATTTCCTTGATAAACACTGATTGCTGCCTGGCAAGCTGTTAACATTGTTTTAGCTTGTCTAATCTTTTTCTTTCCTTCTTTATCTTTTGAGTCCCGAATCTGTTCAACTTCAAATAACTGTAGCTTAAACATGAACAACTTTTCTTTATCTTCAGTAGGGTCAAAAGATGCAAACAGTGTAGCAGCGATCGCCTTGTAGACATCAGTGTTAACTGAATCAATATCATAAACCATTCCACGTTCTTTCGCAATGGCTATAACTTGATCTTTGTATTCATTATCAAGAGCTCTGATTCGCTTGAATGTCATCTCATGTAGGGTGTCAATATCCACATGAGTCAGAAGATCTTCCCAAGCAACATCACCTTCTTTACATTCGATTATTTCAGCTCTTACTGTTCCTGTAGACTCTTCTTCCCACAACGACTCAACTGTAGTTCTTTCTTCATCAGTAAAATAAGCATTTAAAAATTTGTGTCCTTGCATTTTATGAATTCCTATAAATTCGTAAATAATAAGTATTATTAGTAACTGCGCTACCAGAAGGGAACTGTTGAGATCTATATTGAGTAGATGGGTACCCTGTTGTACCATCTTGTCTATTTGATCTAGTGCTACTATTTAATTTAGTATTTGACATACCAGATCCTCTGTTGTTACCTGTGCCATTTACACTATATCTAATCTTTTGGTTTCCCCAATATCTAATGTCATTTTGTAATATAGTATTTATTTGACTGTCAGTATATTGCTGGATATTTCCGTCTGATCTAATATACATTGGAGCAGTAATACTAGGATTTGACATAATACTTTGATTAACTCTATGCACGTAATAATTTGCAATAGTAGTAGGCTGATCTAAAGTTTCGGGAATTCCTCCTGAAGTGTATGCCCCCGTGTTTGCTCGAGTATCTTGAAAAACAGGTGTACTTGACATAAGAGTCATGTTACTTTGAGAAGTAGAAGTTGCAACTCTATATGTACCAGGTCTATCAGAGCCATCTACAATGGTATTAAGTACATCATTATAAAAAGTGTCATACATATCAGTATGAGACATAGCATATAAGTTACCACTACTTTGGTAAATAAAGTTTCTTATATTATTTGTGTCGTTATCTTGAGATACTGATTCAACATTCTGTGTAATTCTATCATAATTAACTGTAACAGTAGACACACCAGCTATGCTAAACGAAAAATTAGAATAACTTGATCCAGCAGCGCCTGCTTGAGTTCGAGTATCAGTCATGTTTGGAGAAATGTTACCACCAGATCCTACTACAGCTATATCTACTGAAGGATTGGCTCCATACATGTATACACACCTCGATTTAATATTCGAGATCATACTAGAAGACATTTCCTTTAAATCAGTGCCATCAAGATAAAGCGGAGTTCTAACTGCCATTGTATTTAATTCATTCCAATACCGTGAAGCGCTTTAACTATAGAACCGCTTGAATTGTAAATAATAAGAAGTACCGGATCGTGAAGCTTTGGAGCTGTTATAGCTCCAAGAACAATTTTATCAGTCGTAATACAACTATCATCTAAGTTAGCAGTACCAATTCCACCGCTACCACCACCTGCAAATGACGTTGTCATAGAAACAGTTGATGATCCGTCAAAAGACACTGAACCACTTACTGCACCAGTTAATGAAATAGTACGAGCAGTTTGTAATTGAGATGCCGTTGCAGCATTACCAGTAATAGCACCAGTAAATGTAATATCGCCAGCAGCAGTTGTTGTACCACCACTATGAGTAATAGTAAAGTCACTATCAGAACCAATCACTAACGGAACTGCATCGTCAAAGCGAATAGAACCTGCAGTTACTACGTCATCTGCATTTGATCTTAAAAATCCAGAAAATCCAGAACCAAAGTTATTTACTTCGCCTTTTACTTCATTAACAGCAGCAACTAAACTGGACTTATCTGTAGTAGATAAAGATGCTATAGTGCCTTGCGCGCTGTCAAGTTCATTAATGGCTCCAACTAGATCAGAATCATGTGTTGTTGTAAGAGTGACTAGATCACCGACATGCGTTGAAATTAGGTTTGTTTTTTGAACAAACACCGCCATTTGGTCTGATAAATTTACAACTGTCTTTGCCATTACATCTTCTCTATAAGTTTGTGAAGCAGATCTTTAATCTCACCAACTTCATTTTTTAGATCTTCGAACTCTTTATCTTTTTTTCTACGAGCTTCTTTTCGTGCTCTTGCAATTTCTACTTCTGATTTATTTATATTCAGTATAGCACCTGAATTTGTATCTCGTACTAGATTAGTATGCCCTTCAACCTTTAATCGACTCATTATACGCTCATCGCGATTGCTCTTAAATCTTTTATAACTGGAACTTTAGCAGCATTTGTAGATCTAAGTACAATCTTAGTTTGGAATTGAGTAAAGGCTAGTAAGTCTCCACCAAGCCCACCAGCAAGATATCGATATTCTCTAAATATTCTCGGAGACTCATCAGTAGGATTATTTGTTTCCTCTAATAACAAACTATAATCTTGCTCATACAAATTTTGATCATCTGTAGCTGTTCTATAATAAACTTGAAAGTCTGTCGTTGATGGTCTATTTGCAGTTAAGATGATCTTAAGACCCACGGCATCTTGTTGTAAAGTAACAGGTGTAGAAACGTGCTTCGCGGCCGCCGATCCGCCTGAAGCAGAAGTTTCATCAACAAAATTAAATTGTGAATTAAATCCAGATGTGGCTGCTGAAGCTGGTCTATCTACAAGATTATTAACAAGAGTTGCTGATACTCTCTGCATGTCAATCATAGGAGAAACGTTACTATCTGATGAAGACATATTAAGGGAAAGATCTAATGATTTTTGATTAGACCCTAACTCTGATGCCTCACTTCCAGCATTAGCAACTACATATGGCACAGCTGCTAAATTATTTGAATTTAATTGAACATTCGCAAATGATGCGCTTTTTTGAAACGCAGTCTCTGTTCCAGCAAATGATTTACCTGTTGTTGCCTTTAAGCCAGCGCTAATAGATGTATTATTAGGCATGAGAGTTTGCACATGAGGATAAATAATGGTATATGGAATATTTGTAGTGGCAGTAATTGCATTATTTCCTGCATCAGCCGTTGCCGTAGCTGTAGCACCTGCAGTAAACGAATAACCAGTCCAATCAACAGCAGTAACTGTGTGAGTACCATTTAAATGTGATTCATCAATACCGGCAAATCCACCCGAATCTACACCTGCAATAGTAATGTCTTCTCCTACATGTAAGCCACAATTAACGTGTTTTACTCTTACGGTACTGCTGCCTTGAGTAAATGTCAAAGCGTTTTCAGTCAGTAAATACCTAGGTACATCTGCATTATTAAGAACCGCAGTTCCAGTTGAATGTAAGAATTTAGCTTTATGTATTTTGAATGTTAAATCTTGGTTTTGTGCAGCAGTAAAGGTAACATTATTTTGAGAATAAAACAATGATCCGGATGTGGGTTGGCGATCTACTCTTTTTTCAGTAGATCCTACTAAGAATTCATTTGTTTGAGCAATGTAAACTTCATAATCAATTGAATCTGCAGTCAATACTATAGCATAATCTGTTAGGCCTTTTAAGTATACTGGCTCAGGAAAAGTAAACGTAGTAGCAGATGTAGCATCGGTAGAAGTGTTGACACTTGATCCGGCAGTTACTACTTGTGATCCCGGAATAATTTCTGTAGCTGAAGGATATCCATTATCCATCGGCCTTAGCTGTAAAGTAACTGGAAAATCTACATCTTTTTGCGCAAAAAACAAATCAATTTTTGTAACGTATATACCAGATATTTTATCCACAAAAAACGATTGTGCAATTGGATGTTTATTTAGTTTGTAACCTAATGAGGTTGCCATTATTAAGGCTCCTTAGCGCGCGGTGGGGTGATGACCCCCAGAATAAGAATTGAAATTTCCTGCCATAGCGTCTCTTTCAGCATCTGTCATACCACCAGTACCTACATTAATGTTGCTATTTGGAGAAACGGCAAAGTCATGGTGTGGATCGCTTACTGGCTGATGCCCCGGGGAATTCATGGCATTTATCCAGTCTTGTAATGTAGCAAAATGACGATTTCCAGCTGGATCTATGTAATGAGACTTACCGTCACCGCTACTGTAATAAGGTCTGTGAATAGTAGAGCTGGTGCCTTCGACTGTTAACATTCTTGTTGATAAATAATCTTTTTGTTTTGTATCTAAGTGACCTACTGATGAATAAAGCGCTCGAGCAATACTTAATGAATCATTATCATTAGGTACACTTATGTCTAAAATCTTAAATTCTCTAGTGCCTGTTTTAAAGCTAAGAGTTGGACCTCGAGGAATAAAGAACGATCCTTCAACCATTCCGTTGGCATCAGTTTCAAGAGTACTTGCTGTTTCAGGATGCCCAGTAGCATTCCTGTGTAAGTTGCCATAATCAACTGCATTATCTGAATGATATGTAAATGATTCGGTTCTTACCCAACTTGCAACTGGTTGTCCATCAAAAAATGCAAATACCTTTGAGTTAGGTCTTAAGCCTTCAGCCTTGAAGAAAATTTTACGAGATCTCATAAATGGTAATAGTGCAACATTTATCACCCGTTCACCTACGAGTTTTTGTACAACTTCATCTGACACCACCTTATTTACTACTGTAGTTGTTACATTACCGCTATTAGTAACTTTAGAGTTTGTTGTAGATCCTACCTTTAATTCTTCAATAGGAGTGCCGCCCCAATTCCATGTCCAATTATCCCAAAGTAATGCCTGATTAGTGTCTAATTTAGAGCCACCGTCAATAATTTTATTTGCAATATATTCAGTGTCTCTCCATTCATCAGTGCCAGGAGAAAGTGTAATTATGCCTTCATGAACTACCACTTGAAACGGATTAATAACAACAGATTGACTAGCTAAGCTTTGATCCATATAAACTTCATCAGTATATTTAAGATATATATTATCACCTTTCTTAATTGTATTTGTAGAAGCATCTGAATCATACATTAATTTAATATTATCTTCATAAAACCAAGGGCGCATTATCTGTCGCAAAGGATTAATTGATGCTCTATATTCTCTTGATCTAGTATCAGACAAAGCTTGTGTAGAGAAATTATCTACAACAACGCCAGACTTAGTTCTGTTAACTCCAGCCGAATCAAGTACTTCGAAATTATTTGTATCTAATTCTAGTAAACTAAGTGATGTAAGTTCTTCAATCTTATCAACTCGATCTTCAAGTCGTGCGATATCAGCCATTGTAAATCGTTTGTTTTCAACCTTATTAATATTAACATCTCTTGGACTAATAGTATTAGGATTTAGAGTAATATTATATAGTCCTAAAGTTCTTTCTGGCTTTTCTGGTAATGAAGGATTAAATCCTGTGGGTCCTTTAATGTATTGAATGACTCCTTCAGTATCAATTACCAGCCGCGCAGATGAAGATTGATAATATGTACCATCAAATCTAATTAAGTCTGAAGGCTGCGGTAATTCTACTACTCTTCCTCCAGTTGATATTCCGGAATAATTACCATCAGAGTCTTGTACAGATCTAAAATCTAATACAGATCTTAAATTAACAGTTCTTCCATTTGATAAAGTGTGTGAAGGAATATCACCGTATTCTACTTGACCAGTATAAGAATTAACTGCAAAGAAATCTCCGTTAACACCATGCTCAAAATACTTGTATTTAACATGAACTGATCCACTCGGCGCTGTCATACCGCCGTTTAATGCTAACTTACCTAAAGCATAAAAATTATCTCTTTGTCCTCTGTCAAGTGAATACCTACCAGAATAGTCAATTGAGCTATCGGCATCATCTACAATTTCCGTAATACTATAAATGTCAGCTTTACCTAAAGGAAGATTTCCACTTGCATCAGGTGTAATAGATCTAGACATATCGGTCAATGTTTTAGCTCTAACAATGCCATTGCCTTTATTAACATAAGCCAATATTTCTAAGTTTGTAACACTAGCAGGTAATCCGCTGATTGTAGCAGATTGTGTACCAGCACCAGTTACACTAACTGAAGTAGTAATAATTGCGTCATTTGCTTTAGCAAATACCCAATCTCCGGTATTCGTAAAATCTTCACCACTGGCTGAAACTGTAATTGTTGTTTGTCCAGAGCTATTAGTAGTAGTGGTGAATCTTCGCTGGGTTACTAAAGAAATATCTGCAATAGTGCTAGGTCTATCATGAGGAAGCGGGAAAAGAACCGTACTTCCGGTTTCTTTAAGTACAGCTTTACCTAACTCAAGCGTAGGATTAAAATAGTTTGTACTAGTGGTACCAAGACTTTTAACATCTCTAAATGCTTGACCAGTATTCATTACAATATCAAAGAGGTAATATCTATAGTTTGCTCCGTCTTCAGCTACACCTCTCACTCGAGCGGTACCAATAGTAGATCCTCCATAATCAGCAACTGTTCTAAGATTTACTAACTCAAGTTCATTAATGTTAGGAAGGCCTTTGACTTCGGCTGGGTCTACTAACACATAATTACCATAATTAGCTGCTGTTACGTCGTTATTAATTGTAGTTGTTGTTGTAGCCTTTTCAACTCTAAGACTTGTAGGGGTATATTTTGCGGCTCTATATCCTTCAACAACCGCTATGCCGTCAGAAATTTTAAGATTTAAAAATCCAGTTGCAGAGTCGGTTTCGAAATTAATTGTAAATGGTTCTACTATGTAATCGCCTGAATTTTCAGATATTCTTTTTGCAATTAATTCATTAGGCACATTATAAGAATCAATTGTCTTGACTGCAGACTGAATACGACCATCTACGATATTTGCAACGTGTACAAAATTTTCATCAGAAGCAATTTCTGCTTTTGTGGCAATTTGAAGACGAATACGATAACGATCAGCACCAGGTGCTGACAGGTTTGGCGTAACACCTTGATTATCAAATAGTGCAGTATCGTCAGCTGTCGTCACAACTTCTTCAATAATCTTAAACCCACACTCAGCATTTGGTGCATCTGAGTATTTCGAAATTATTTTTGATTGCGTTTCAACGAATATAAAATTACCATTTGCATAGTAAATACCTTCACCAATAGAAAAACGGGAACCAGTACCGGTCGCTGGATCATCTATAGTATTTGTAGTTTGTACAACTAAGGTCGTACTACCATTATCCATTGTTTCACCGGCATTCATACGAATAGGATCAGAAGTTGTTGATGCTGAGGCAAGTGTAGAAGTATATTGTACATACAGTGTAGCAGGGTCTGAACCCGCAGCCGCTACTACTTCTAAAACCTTTGCAACAACACCTGACGATTGGCCAGTAAATGATGTACCTACGAGACTAGATGGTGTTCCAGGAAGACTATAGACACTAGTGTTCAGCTTAATAAACTCATACTTAGAGTTTAAGTTTGCACCACCTGGTTTTACGACAGCACCTTCCAAAAAGATATTATCACCAAATCTTTTAATTTGATTTTGGATAATAGTCTGTAGCTGCGTTAATTCTCTTGCTTGAAGAGCAACACCACTATTAAAGAGGATCTTATGATAATTATCACTATCTAAGTAATCATCCTTATAGGTATTAGGAAAGGTTGAACTGGTGATCGTAGTTGCCATTTGAATTATCCTATAGCGTAATTACAGCTTTAATGTCTTCGGTCTGTGTAAGAGTTCTTTCGACAGGAGCTCTATTTTCAATGTAGATAATGTCATTCTTAAATCTTTCAACATCATCATTACTAAATGCATCTGAGTCGGCGTCAACACCTGAGGCTACTAATGTGCCTGTTTGGCCACCACCCGTGATTGTTTCACCTTCATTAAATGGTAAGAAACCAGTAATTTCAGTTTGATGTGCATAAAGTCTATCACTATCTATATCATCAATAATTGCCTTTGCACCCGATGTTGCGCCGGTAATTACAACGTCTCTTACAAATGCTTCAGTGTCAGCAACTGAGGTAAGCGAAATATATCTTAATAACCTTCCAGTTGAATTTGTATAATCAGAATCTGCATACCTACGAGGACGCTTCATTAAAGCAACCTGCCTGAAATCTTGATTAGCAACAATAAAGTCACCGTTTTCAATACCAGATGGCTTTACGTTAAACATTAAAGATGACGAGCGAAGATCAGAAATTGCATTACCACCTATACCTGAGTCAGTAGAAAGAATTGCTCTAGCGGTTGCTCCCGCGCCACCACCACCTGTCATAGTAATACTAGCAAAGTCATAACCAAATCCCATTGTCATTGCACTATCAGCACTTGAATCAAGCTCAATGTTAATTACTTTACCAGCTGATACTGTTGCAGTGGCTGCAGCATTTTTACCGTTTCCTACAATAGTAACAGTAGGTGCAGATGTATAGCCATTACCTTGGTCAGTAATAGAGATACCTAAAACTTGTCCACCAGTTGCAGCTTCTTGAATTAATGCTTGCTCTCGTTCTCCTACAATAATACCGGGTGTACCTGAAGAATCATAAATTTTAGCAACTGGCATAAAGTTCGCAGATAGAAACTTAGCACTAGATGCACCAGAAATTGAGTACATAAATTTCCAAATGTAACCGTCAGCCATTTTAACTGGGTTAGTGCCTGTACCGCTCGGCTTTTCAGTAGATTGTACTGCTGCACCTAAAGCTGTTTTACCCTGCTTTAAGCAAATGTAAACTTGATTATCTTCTGTAATTACGTAGTATGAATTAGAAGGAATTGCTGATAAGTTATCATCCCATGATGAGTAAACTGTGCCACTTAACCAATTATATCTAGGGATAACAAATGATACATCAGTTACTTGCTTAATTGATTGTGCAGATAACTTAAAGTTACGAATTTCTCTTAGGCTATTAAGAGGTGCAGGTACAGTTTCAGCACTATCCCATGCCTCTGATCTACCAATCGCTACATAATACCGATTTGTTGAATTTACAACTTCATCATACAGTGTATTAAGTAATTGAAATTTAAGTTTGTTTGTTACAGTAGCAGCCATTTCTATTTCCTATTATGTAATTGCAAGATAGCCGTGAGCCGCGCTAGCACCACCTACCATATACCAGTTTGTACCATCCCAAATACATTGAGCCGATCCATATTGTGTGACCGTAAATGATGTACCTTGAGCAAAATTAGTTGGAATTACTGTTGCAGTTCCAGTATTTTTATTTGTAAAGATTTTAATTTCACCAATTATTGTACCGTCTGCAAGAGTAGCAGAAAGAGCTGTTGCTCTATTAAATTGTATATATGTCTTTGTTTGATCAGCAGTACCATTGTTTGTCATGACAGCAGTATCATATGCTAGCTTTGTAGTAAAGACCGCACCTGTACCTTTTGAAGATACACTCATACTAATATTAGGATCTGCACCTTCTACACTTAACTTAGGATTATTACTATATCCCGCGTTTTCAATAGCTAAGTTATTAACTGCCGATGTGCCTGGTGTAGTCGTTAAGAGTATGGCGCCATTAGTATCTTTAATATGAGTTGCAACTGTAGGAGTAGTTATTGTTGGTGAAGTTAATGTTTTATTTGTCAATGTTTGTGTTTGCGCATTAAATGTAATCGTGTCATTTGTAGACAGTGCTGGAAGTGTGACTGTACGATTACCACTTAGTGCTGATGCAGTAACATTATAGTTATAGCTTGAAGTTGCGTCTTCAATTGTAGGGTTTGTCATAGTTGGGGTAGTAATTGTTTTATTAGTCAGCGTTTGAGTAGCAGTATCAACTACGATATTACCAGACGCATTAGGTAATACCTGCGTATGATCAGCCGATAATGTTGCAGCACTCAATGTAAGCTGATTTGCATCAACAACCGTACCTTCAAAAATAATACCGTTACTATCAAAGGCAATACCTGGAGCTAGGATATTACTATCACCTCCAAAGGCTTTGTACAGCTCTACAAAATTAGCGTTAATTTTAGTCGCGCCGCTTCGTAAGGTATCACCTGTACCATCATTTGCAGTAGTGCCTGTCGATAAATTTTGTCTAGTCATTATTTAGTCCTATATAAACTTCTTGTTTCTATTTATACTAGAATGATGAATCACTAAGGTATCTAGTGAACATATCATTGTCCATTGTCTCAATAACATTATCGAGAGAAGGTCTAATCGTATCACTATCATCAAACGTAAACGAGTTAGGTGTAATAAGTTGAGCAATTGATTCGTATTGTGCATCAAGCTGAGCTGCTGTTGCTGTGCTATACGCTGAAATTAGTGTAGTTAAATCGTAGCGATATGTTCTATTATCAGAATCAACCAGCCCAGTTGTTGATACAAAGATTTCCGGAGCAACGGTAGCCTCTGATTGAATCAGCCCAATAAACGATCCAGCTTCAGACGTAATTTGTATACTATTCAATTTTGCTTCATCTTCAGTAGTTACCTCACCTTCGAAATAAAATCCAGCCGGATGTACAAACTTTTTATATAAGCTTTCGTATTGAGATGTACCTAACCCAACTTTAACCAAAATTGAAAATATTTGATATTTTTTATTATTTGTAATATATTTTTCAGAATCATAACCAATCTTAGATTCACCTACCTGGAAAATATCTTTCTTAGGATATTCTACTTCTGCAGTTTTTTGATAAAAAGCCTGAAAGAATTCTTCAAGTGAAAAGCGAGAACCTTTATTTCGATAGCTATCAGCAAATCTGCGCATTGTAAAGCGCGGATCTTTAAATAATCCTCCACCTTGCAACGATGTCGTTTCATTAATAAGTAAATTTAGATATTCTTCAGGAGTTTCTCCAATATCTCTAATAGAGTTTAATTGTCTAATTTCTGTATCGAATGCATGAGCGCCGTCTGAATCAAGAAAATCATAATAGTATTCTAACACTTTAATAAAGTCTGGGTATTCTGATACAAAATATTCAGGCAGAACTTCTTTTACACTTCTTTTTCTGAAGTTTATAGTTCTACGGCCTAGATCTTTAAGTTTATGTGACATATCTTATAATGACGTTTGAGTGTTCTGATAATCTATTTGAGCAATTGCACTAGATAGTTGAGTATCAATCTTAAGAACATAGTTACGAAGAGGTCTGACTGTACTTTGATTTCCAGGTGTAACTGAAATTTTAATACTTGTACCGCCTTCTATAGAAATAGGATTAAATCCTTCTAATCTAACAATACCAAATCCTGGAAAATATGTACCAATATTATCTACTTCAACTTGACCGTCGGCGTTAATAATTTGTAGTTTATTAGAGCCTAACTTATTACGGATAAAACAAGGCCTAGAATTAAAAGTAAATCTACTCGTTGATACTCTTACTAATTCATCATCTGGAGTCGCAATGGCAGCAGGAAAAGTTGTAGTATATGTAAGAGGTTGGCCAACGACAGGAGTAAAACGCTGCTGCATTTTAACATTAATTTTTGTATTTAAAATTGACTCATCAAGTACATCAATAAGAGATAAAAGATTAGACCTTCTAAATACTTTATCAAATAAGTTTAAATTGTCTTCAAAATAATTTTGTACTGTAGCAAACACGGCATTTTCTGTAGCTTTCGGAGACGCTGTAGTAAGATCCGGATCGAAGTTGAAAATTGTTTCCACTTCAAGGAATGTTTCGACTACATCTACATATTCAGTACTAATTGACATAACAGAAAGATTGTCAGTTAACGTAGTGATTATGTCACTTTTTGTTGCTTCTTGCACTATTGTTGATGTACCATCTTTAAATTTAAGACTAACGTATACTTTACCATATTCAGGTGGGCTATTGTCTTCTCCGCCCCATGAAACAACATCATCAACTACATGATTATATTTTGCTAAAATTTGTGCAGTATAATCTTGTGCAGTAACTAATCTTTGTTGTGACAAAAATAGAAGTGGAGCATTTGCTCTTATTGATTCTATTTCTTCTCTTTGAGAACCAGAAGCTGATCCGGCTTCTGTTACTACAGTAAGTGGATAATCTATTCCATCAATAACAACATTGGCAGAAGGTGAAAAGACTGTAGCAGTATTTGCTGTTTCACCGGATGATGACAAATACGTAACTACAATTTTATTACCGGCTTCTGGAGCTTTACCAATAGTGTGTCCATCACTAAATATAATTTCATAGTATCCGTTAGGCACTTCTTTAATTTGGTAATGTCTCGATGTTTCATCAATGCGAATAGCTGTATTTACATTCGTATATACTTCAAATCCAGAACTTGAAGAGGTTTCAAATACCTGTACATCAAGCGTTTGAGTATCCATTGTTAAATCTGGAATCACATAAACTTGTTGTTCTGTTTTTTCACCCACAAAAAATGTTTTAGTTCTTTTTTCACCTTCATGTACAGGAATAGAATTGTCACCAGTGCTTGTAAGAAATTCATATACTCCACTGCCATTATCAATTCCAGTATATGCTTCTAGCGTACTAAATGTATATGAAACACCACCTGCATCAGCAGAAAAAGAGGTACCTTTAGGAAGTGTAATAGTCGTCGGCCTAACTGCGGCAGATACTAAAAGAGAAAGATTAAGAAATGCTCTTGAAGAAACCATAGAAAGAGGCACATAGCCTAACATTTCTGCATGAGATACTACAGAAGATCTTAGCTGTGCAGTATTAAGAAACGATTCGTTAAGAGCAAAGTTAGCTGTTAGACCATTTACATGTGTATTATACGCCAATACATCTAACAAATTAGAAAGACCGGCCGCCTCAAAATCATAGTCAGCAAATTCTGTTTTAGATTTCAGATAATCTTTTAATCGAGTTTTAATCGTGTTAAAATCAAGATCAGCTGATTTAATTGTAGTGGCCATTTATCTTAACCTCGTTAAATTTAATTCAATTGTATCTTCTTCATTAGTACTTAAAATTCTAAATGTTACGGACGCATTAACAGTGTTGTAGTTTCCACTAACTCGCAAATCCACATTTACAATCTTTGCGCGCGGCTCAAACATATCCACCCTTTGTATAATTTGATCTTCAAGTAAATCTAAATCAAATTCGGTATCTAAATTAAATAGAAAATTATTTAGATTACCTCCAAAGTTAGGTGCGAACGGCTTTTCAGTACTATTAGTTAATAAAATATTTTTTACCGACTGCTTAACTGCTGCAGCATCTATTTTTTTATACACATCATTGTCAGGTTTTTTTGCAAAAGACAAATCTAGATCTTTATAGACGCGTTTGCGCGCTACAACTAACGTTGAAGAGTTGATATTTCCATCTTCGATTGCAAATGAACGTACTGGCATAACTTATCTATTTATTAGTAAACTTTTACGTTTTCTTCAGTTTCATCGTTTTTAATTTCAATCAATTCATTTGTACTTTGTACAAAATTATTGAAGCGCGTTTCTATTTTATTTTTATATTGTAATTCCCAGTTAGCAGAAATTTCAGGCATAATTAAAATAACTTGGCCATTTACTGATCCATCTGGGTTATATGTGTCATAATCTAAAATAAGCTTTTCAAATTGTAAATTATCTTTCCAAAACACTGCAAGGTCAAATACTTTTTCTAAATTTGTTTGACCACTAAAATCAAGTAATTCATATACTACTGCTTGACCTAAAGTCATTTTATAATTAATGCTATTAATGTCAAGCACTTCATCCGGCGCTTTACGATATAAACCTTCAGCTACAATTAATCTAAAATCGGCAAACTCACCTTGGTGAGTATCGATCGTGCGCATCGCTTGTGCATGCATATACAAATGCTTTGCAATGTTTAGCTTTTCTGCTTCAGTTTCAATATGAGCTAATGTAACTTGATCGCCATAGCCGCCAAGAAATTTAGCTATAGTTATACCTGGTGCTAACTTAACCCGTGAAGTAATCTTTGGTTGATACTCTGGATTATATGATTGATCTGGTAAATATATCATGTTAAGAACCTTGCAATTTGTCCGTCAGATTGACCTATACGATTTTTACCACGTCTAGGTTGTGTTTCTAAAGTTGCAGTTCTACCAATTTTAGGAGGTATTTGATTAATATATGTAGGAGATAGCTTACCTTCTGCGATTTGTGCCCCTACAAACTTCGTATTTGATGAAGTGTTTGTATCTCTCATCTTAGATCGTATTTCAGCGGTCGACAACTTACGATCAGAAACTCCACCATAATCATCATTTTTATTTAATTGTTTCTTCATAACGTCACCAGTATCGATAGTTACAATTCGTGCACCCTTACTCGACTTTGTTATATAATCTGTCATAATTACGGGCGTAGGTAATACTGTTGCCTTAGGATCTACAGGAGTAGGTGTACCAGTTGACTGTGAACCTCCGCCCGATCCTGGACCAAGAGGAGCAGAAGCTGCTTGGTCAGCTTTAGCCGCAAATGACGCCTTACCGGTTAATGAACCTACAAACTCCGTGCAAGTTGTTCGTTCTTCTATAATTGCAGTATTAGTTGAAATAGTATCTCCAGCAGTTAATGAGTGGCCAGTATAGTGATTATAATCATATCCAATAATATTCTCGCCTCCAATTGTGCCACTATCACCTACAACTGTTAAAGAGTTAGCGCCAATATTGATATTAGGAGAAGACATTATAATTTCTTTTTCAGCGGTCATTGTTAGCGTACCACTATTAAGAAACTCTACAGATCCTTCTGTATAATTTCTTACGTTACCCTTAACAATAGTATTATGATCTCCTAACCGCGTCTCTGTGGTGACACCTAGGATATACTCAGATCTATTCTGATGCACATTTGATTCTTTATCTCGATGGACTCTTTGCTTTACAGAACCAATTACTTCTTCAGTATTATCACCACCAACGCGGACATTATAATCTCCTCCAACTTTTAGGTCAAAGTCACCAGTAACATCCATTGTTAAATTGCCATTATACGATAAGTGTGCATCGCCTTCTACAATTACTTTATCATCACCGACCGTTACTCTTACTGAATTGTTTGTTGATGAAATTACACATGAACCATCTGCTCTAAACTCTACGCCTGATCCAGACTTATGCTTAAACAGCATTCGTTCATTACCAGGTGTGTCATCAATTTCTGTGACATGACCTGATATAGTTTCTCTTACTTGATTTAAAGGATATTGAGAATTAAGTTGTGGAGGAAGATCTAAATTAAGATTATGATCACCTCCTCCAATATATAAAGAATTTCGCTTAAGTCCACGTGATGCTAAGTTAGTACTAGCAACGTTAAGATAGTCGCGTTTAGGCATTACACCTGATGCATCATCAAACGCCGATTTTTCATCACTCATCGATGAGATCTCAACAGCTGTTAACTGTTTAATTTCAGGAATATCAGCCATTATGTCTTACTCCAAGTGTCATTCTTATGATCATATGTATAACCATCATTTATTAAATCTTTTCTAATTTGATTTAACTCATTACGCTTTGCGTCTAAACGTATTGTATCGTTCTTCACTCTTGTAATAAGTTTTAATCGATCAGCGCCAGGAGAATTCTCTAATTCTTCAATCGATGACTTATTATTAACAATATCTCTTTGTAGAGATTTTAGATCGCGATCTAGTTTAGAATAGCTTTTGCTATTTTGCTCAAGTTTAGCATCAGTAGGCTTAGTATCTACATCTGCTACTGATAATTCTGCAGGATCAGGTGGTATGTCAATAGTAGTTGCCGAAGGCTTTTTCACAGTTTTTGGCTTTACGTTAATCTGCTCTTCTGGCGAATAAGCTTGATGCAACGTTGATGCATCATCATATATAGATGTCTTATCATATTTACTTGCGGCATATGCACTTACATCAAATCCAGGTGCAGAAGTAGTTTTATCTATTTCTCTATAGCCTAATACTTCTCCTCCAGGATAAGCCTTATAGAATGCCTCTAAGAACTGATCAAATGATTTCCATTGCTCAGATGTAATAGATGCTGACCCGAGTGTTAGCTCTGAATTAGGAGTTCCAAACGGAACTGAGTATCCCGCAACAAATCCAATATGTATCGTATTAGCCGTAAATCCAACAGTTTCTCCTGATTCTATATCAAGGGGTCGGCCTCTTTGAATAGTACCATCTTTTTTAATAACATAATGCCAATTGATACCGTTCTTAGCTCCCTGATCAACTAAGATCTTAAGAGCATCTTCGTCAGCACCAAGTGCTTCCCATTGTTCAGCCATATGTAGCTTATGTACGTCTCTAGCATTAAGAGGAGTATCACTATGTGTCTTACTCCAGTGCACAATAGCAGTTGTGATATCACGTATACTATTTCTTAATTCAGCTTCTAGTTCTTCAGTAGTGTGCACGATCTCAAATACATATTCACCAGTAGATAAAGGAGTTGTAACTCCTTTCCAGCCAGATACAGCTGATGAAACAATATAGGGTTTGTTTGTAGGTTTAATGTTAGGACTAGCATTATTTGTAGGTTTAGTAGTTGCTGCTATGTTAGTATTACCTGATTTCTCAATGATGTTTTGAGGAGGTGTAACATTTTCTGGAATTATAAGTCCTGGAGGTGTGCCAGGCATAACATCACCGAATTTTTTTGCGGCAGGAATTCCTTTAATTGCACCAAGTACTGCACCTAATATATTACCAAAACTATTACCTAATGAACCGAAAGGTAAATCACTTCCAACTGGATTACCTAAAGTACGATTTGATTTTTTAATGATAGTTTGTGCATCTTTGATTACTTCGGTTGATATATCTTTATTAATAACCGTAGTTACTTTATCCGGTGATGTTGATGTTTGTTGCAACACAAGTTTTGTTTGATTTTCTGAAACACCGATTACATCAGTTAATGCAGCTTTGATGCCAGCAGGATTTGCTGTTACAATAGTCGTATTAAGTAAACCATCTTCTGTGGTAGTATTAGTTAAAATTGAAATATTACCTTTTTCGTCTGATGTCTTTTTAACAGTAACATTTGGTACACCGTCAGTAATAATAGAAACAACCGGCTCATCAGTAACAGTTTGATTTTGTTTAGTGTTCTTTGAAAGTGTGAGGAAACCACCAAGTAACTGATTTACATCAATAGCTTTTGATCCTTGTACCGCAATTCGATTTGACTGTGCAGTCTTCGATGATGCAGTAATAAGATCAAGTGGATTTGTTTTACCTATATTTAATAGTTTAAAATTAAAATCACCTTTATCTACTGCTTGAGAATCTTGTTTTTCTTGCTGAGTAAGAAAATCTACTTTAATTTCTGTATACACTTTCTTTAGAGTAATTGTCTTACCAGTTAGTGTATAGTTATTAATATTGGTAAAGAAATTTTTACCAGCAGATTTTACAGTAACACTATTAATTTCTAGTGGTACTGCTGACAGATGTATAATATTAGTATTTTTTGCTCTTTGTATCATCTTGGTCCAACCGGCTCACTGGTCATTTTTTCGAATATTTCTTCAGCATAGTTAATACGTCTTTGTGTGCTTCCTTCTGCAGGTCGCTCATACTTCTTCTCAAATACAATTGATGCTTCACGTGGCGTATTTGCTTCGCGTAGCTCTGCTAAACCAAGATAGCTATAGCGATGTAATTCATATTTAATATATTCTAGTTGAGGATACAGTTCTTGGTAATTATATCCTCTTTCATCACAAAATAATTTTAATACGTTTAATCTATAACCTGCGGCTTCTGCAGGATTCCATTGTGCTATACCAAAAGATCCTTCTTCAGCATTCTGTGCAAGAGGATTAATATCAGTCTCAACGCCTGATCCAGATTCTGCAAGTAAATTACCTATAATTCCACAGGCCTGTTGAGGAGTAAATTCCCCACCTTCAGCTGATATAAAGAAATTAAATGCGCGCTCTGTGTTACTTCCGCCAATTAGTGTTAAAGGTTTATCTCTTCTCTCTTTTATAGACTCAATTTTTGGTATACCTCCAAGTACAAGAGGAAGCTGTGAATCTTTTCCGTCTAAAAAGATTCCATAAACTTGAGTTTGATTTTTAATACCAGTTGTTGCACCAATACCTGAAGATTGACCTTCTGTTACTGGTACTACTACTTGAGCCCATGGTAAATCAGATTGTGCAATATCAGTTTTTTCGTCACCATGTATACCGAAGATACGAATTTGCACTCTGCCCAATTGTTGAGGATCATCAATAGACATGACCTTACCAATGAACCAGCGATTATTGTCACCGTAATAATCAATCACAAGTTTTCTCCAGTGTAGTCTGCAATTTTAGTACATAATAAATTTAAATCATATTTTTCAATCTTAAACGAATGTCTCGTTGCGTATACTATATAATCGCCAGACTTCTTTTTATCTATGCCTAACTCTTTATTTTCAGCATCATCAAATGTATTCGAATCAAAGAATTTTAATCTTAATACAGTTCCTGTAGTTAAGTTACTACCAGTTATTAAAAATGGTGCACCATTAACACTAATAGATAATGGAGATTTAGCCAAATGCTTTTTAATTGCCTCTCCACATATTTGCTTATTATAATCAGATTTTTTTATTTCTTCGCCATATGATTTAAAATCACCAAATCCTTCATATAAATTACTTGACGTAATACGAGAAATAACCTTTGATCTCTGCTCGTTTAAAGTATTAGATTTGATTTTTGTATTAGTAGGAAAATTATAATTGTCTTGATTTTTTCCTAAATAATTTTTATTCTTCATCATGTCAAATACATCTTTTTTAACATCAAAATCTACGGGCTCTGGATAGCCATCAGATACATTTAGAAAATTATATCTTGCACCCACATATCCGTCTGATATTAATTGAAATAAGTTTTCCGTATTTTCTTGTTTATAAGATTCAATTACATGGTATTTTGTAACATCTACTGGATTATGTATGCCTGCTTGTGAATAAACAAAGGGTCTGTCTTTATTATTTGGTTCTCTTTGTAATAAAGTTCCTAAATGATTAAGCTGCAAAAAATTGCTTGTTAAAAGAGAATACACATAATATGGCATACCATCTTTATTTGTGGCTCTTTGTTGCATCCACTTTATGGCTGCAATAGGAGTCATATTCGGCACAATAACTTTCATATTACCTTGAAATGTATCAAAGGTACCTTGCACATCTTTTTCTAAAAAGCTACTAGCGATGTTACTTATAATCGTTGCAGGAGTTCCTGTATAAGCCTTATTTACATTAATAGCATTTGAAATAAATGCATGCTCTTCAACTACATCAAGGACAATTAATTCACTACGGTCATTAGTCTTTATAGCCTTATTTATTTTTACGATACGAAACGTTTTTTCAATAACATTTTTAGTAACAGTTTCTAATTTTAGTTCTAATTTTTCTATTCCCATCATATTAATTTGTTGTACAATTGCATGAGTATCAACAAATACAAAATTACCGGTTAGATACGGTTTATCTAAATGTTCGTATATATCAATGTCAGTTATAGCAGCCGCAAGATCAATTGATGCATCATTACGATCTGTACTTAGTATAGCAGAAAGTATCGTAAACCCACGTTGGCTATCAATAGTGCTCATTTTTTAAGCGCCTGCTTGTATGATGAAACTAAAGTATTAATAATATTAGGACGAATAACTTTGATGTTTCTTAATTTATTATTTTCTTCTGTGTACCATTCATAATTAGTTACTTCTGTAACTAACTGACCTGGTCCAATTGCTGGATCAATATCTACAATTGTATCAGATAAACTATTTGAGATATAATGATGTGCAGCATTGTATTCTTTTTCACCACTTACAATCACTATAGATTCTGTTACCGCACTAGAGTTAACAGACGTTACTGCCTCACCAGCTCTAAATGTTCCAACAGTATCCTTTAAAAGTATTTGGCCAAAATCTAAAACTCTATGTACTATGGTACCGGTAGCGCCTGAAGCAGATCCACTAACTGTTTGGCCTTCCTTAAATTTAGAAGTTATATCTGCGCGTGTAGTAAGAGTAGTATGACTAAATTCATGTTTAATTGTTTCATCTAATTCTGTTGTAGTCAAAGGCCAACCTTGTAGCCTTAGTTCATCATTAAGTAAATAAAACGTCCAATGATATATTGTAGTTCCATATAATTGAAACGATAGCTGATCAGGCCTCATACCTTCAGGAATATATCCTTTTTCATATGTTGATGCATCATCTTTAATATCATCGATAAGACTTACGTATGCCGATAAATCTTGTGTTAATACAGTTGAGGCCTCGTCACCAAATTTATATAAAACGTCGTTGAATGAATTAAAATATTGCATTCTACAGTCCTTCCTCAATATCCTTTTTATTCAGCTGTCTCATTTCAATAAATCGAAGAGTCATATCAACCTCTGAGGGATATCCTTCAGCATGAAACACTCCGCTAGTGGAATTGTATACCGTGTCGACAGCCATTAAAAAACAGTCCGGAAATTTTTGAAACTTAACTTCGTTATTTTTGTGTTTTACTTCAATACCAAAAGCGTTAGGGAATTTAAATCCAACGTTAGCGGCAATCAGTTCCGGATACATCTCTTTTCTAAAATGCTTTACTATATTTTCAATTACAATTGATTCATTACGTGATGTAGGAATCATTTTAAATGTGAAATTAAACTGTCTAATATTTACATTATTAAAAAGTACACGAGTATTAGGATTTGCCGTAACTTGTGTTATAGCTCTAACTATATTTTTACCAAAGTCTGTAGGAGTAAAACGAGTTGCTGCAACCGCTGCAGTTTCGCTTCCAATATCGATACCTGTTTTAAAGAGATCAACAATTGACGTTCCAGTTTTTCCGACAGCTCCTAGAGCGGCCGCTCCAAGAGTTTTTCCACCAGCTACAGCCGCAGAGGTATCTGCTCCAAGCACGCCTAAGTTAATAGTATTACCATAGTCGACAGCGTCATTAAACTGCATAGAAATTGGAGCAAATAAAGCAATTACTGGTGCGGTTTCACTTTGTGTATAAGTTGGCCCAGCTTGAGCTAATTTTGTTGCTTGTCTTTCTTTATCTAAGGCGGCCTGAGCCTCGATCTCTGCTTGCAATCCTGGAGCGTCGACATCGGCAACAGCCTGAGGCGCATTCATAATGCTATTAAATTCTTCTCTGAGACTACTGGCTTCTTTAACAACAAATCGAATTCTTGATTGATATGCTTCTCTATTAGATATCGGATACGATATTGTTTCTTTTGATGAGTGAAATCCAGGTTCCATTTTATGTCCTATAGATATAACTAGTTAACTCTTTCTATTTATATCAAAATATGGCATATTCAGGCAGATATCAAGTTAAGAATCCTAAGAAGTATTTAGGAGATCCAAGTGCAGTAGTTTATCGTTCTTTATGGGAACGTGCTGCATTTCAGTGGTGTGATGCAAATCCTGCTGTAAAAGGATGGTCCTCAGAAGAAGTTGTAATACCATATTACTATGATGTTGATAAAAAATACCATCGTTACTTTGTAGATCTTAAAATTGTAATGAAAGAAAAAACTATATTAGTAGAAATTAAACCAGACAAAGAAACTAAACCTCCTACTGGTCAGAGAAGAACTAAAAAATATATTAATGAAGGTTTGACTTATGTAAAGAATATGAATAAGTGGGAAGCAGCAAATGAATATGCAAGAGATAGAGGGTGGGAGTTTCAAATATGGACAGAGCATACTCTACAGGAAATGAAACTATTAACTAAACCTGTACCAGGTAAACTAAAACCTCTAAAACCTATGAAGCCGTATCGTAAAAAGTCTAAGAAAAAGATATAAATACTCGTATGGCAAGTTTATTTCAGCAGTTAGAAATCGAAGCATTCCGTAAAGGTATTACGCCGCGGACTAAAGAATCTATTCGATGGTTTCAGAAGAAAGCATCTCAAATGGGTAAGGTTAGTCGTACAGGTGTAATGCAAGATGATTCTATTGAGTTACGTAATAGACCTATCACTAAGCCGTATGGTAATATGTACATGTATTTCTATGATGCTAAGCATAAAGACACACTACCGTACTATGATGCATTTCCTTTAGTTATTCCAGTCGGTCCTGCTGCAGGCGGTTTCTATGGTCTTAACTTACATTATTTACCTTTACCTCTTAGAGCAAAGGCACTTGATGCATTACTTGGTGAAGGTAGCTTACCATCAAAGTATGTTGCACCAATGATACATAGATATTTGTTTAAGCAAGTTCGTAGTAGGTTTGCATTAGTCGATAAGCCTGAATGGGAGATTGCTACATTCTTACCAACGGCAGACTTTAGAGGCGCAACAAAGACTACAGTATATAAAGATTCTAGGAGCAAGATGTAATGTCAAGCGTAGATGAGTTAAAAGCTATTGCATCTGTAAAACTTGGTTTTGCACGACCTAATAACTTTCTTGTTACATTGCCTGATCTTGGTGGTGTATCAGGTAGAGAGCTAAATGTGTTATGCAAGTCCACGACATTACCTGGTAAACAAGTTTTGACATCAGATCGCCGTATTGGAATGGAATTTCAAAAGGTTGCATATGGATACGCCGTCGATGATGTCAGTATGACATTTTATTGTATGAATGATTATGGTGTTAAAAAATATTTTGATGCATGGAGATCTATAACAGTTGGTGAAGAACTGGGTGAATTAAAGTATAAAAATGATTATGCTAAAAGTGTTACTATACATCAGCTCAGAAAACCTCTTGTAGGTTTATCAAAAGCTATTGGTCCGCTTAGAGCAAATATAGGCATAGGTGGAGGAAGTGTTTACAGTGTAGAGTTACGAGAAGCATTTCCTACAACAATGACAGCAATTGAATTAAATAACGAATTAGATGGATTAGTTGAATTATCTGTTCAATTATCTTATACAAACTGGTATAACGCAGAAGCTTCACAAAACTTCTTAAATGCTAGTCTTTCAACACCTCTTGGTAGTGTTGATTTATTATAACTTTATAAGGAAAATGAAATGGGAAAAAAGAGATCGAGAGCTAAGCAAGTATCTAAAGGTGTTACACATCAAAATAGATGCCCACTTGCTAAAGCAAGGCGTAGAGAATGGAATGGGTCAGATGCACAGCATTATGCAAAGTTGCAAGCGTTTATGGCTGGTAAAAATGTAATGTTGACTGTTCCTAATCCTAATAAAAATGAAACGAATAAGAAATTTATTCGAGTGAATGCAAAAGAAGTGTGGAGAAATGCATAATGGCATTACCTAAACTAAACAATGATGCACCATCATACAGTTTAACTGTACCTTCTACTAAAAAGACAATTAACTATCGTCCGTTTTTAGTAAAAGAGCAGCGTAACCTTTTGATTGCACTTGAATCTAAAGATCCCAAAATGGTTTTAAATGCTGTACTAACGTGTATCGAATCTTGTTCTCCAAATATTAATGCATCAAAGCTATCTACCTTTGATGTAGATTATATCTTTACACAAATTCGTGGTAAATCTGTGGGTGAAACAACCAAAATTTTATCTGAATGTACAGAATGTGGGCATGAGCATACTATAAATCTAAATTTAGATGATATTAAAATTGACCATAAACATGTAGATAATATTATTCCTATTACCAAAGATATTAATATTGTAATGAAATATCCTACATATGATGATCTAATGAAAAATGATTCGGTATTTAATGAGGATAAAACTTCGGTTGAATTATTATTTGAAACTATTACTTCATGCATTGAAAGCGTACAAACACAAGACAATAACATTTCATTAAAAGATGAGCCAAAGGCTGAAGTTGAAACTTTTATTAATTCGTTAACAAATGAACAATTAGAAAAGCTTTCTATTTTTGTAGACTCTATGCCAAGTTTAGAACATACTATAGATTATACCTGTCAGTCTTGTGCACATAATAACTCATTAACTCTTAAGGGAATACAAGATTTTTTTTAGTGGCCCTCTCACATGAATCACTAGAAAACTATTATCGCACTAATTTTACAATGATGCAACATTTTAATTATTCATTGAACGATTTAGAAACTATGATACCCTGGGAGAGGGACATTTATATTATACTACTTAACGATCACATTAAAGAGCAAAACGAAAGACTTGCACAACAATGACAACTTTAGCTGATATTAATCAAACGCTTGCTGCAGTAGTAGATAATACTAATCGTTCTAGTAATAGCCTAGATCGCTTTATTCGTTCTATGGAACAGAAAAGGGGAGATGACCTCGAAGCTGAAAGAGAAAGAAAAGCACAAATAGTATCTGCTAAGACTAGTAATAATAATAGTAGTAGCTCATCAGACGCCGGCAAAAGTGGAAGTGGATTTTCATTACCTACTGCGCTTTTAACTGGTGCTGCATTAAAAGATTTAAGTTTAGGATTAGCAAAAGGATTACTTAAAAGAGGTTTACCCGCTGCATTGGCTACGGCCTTTGCTGACGATATCGGTAAATGGGTTAACAGCAAAACCGGATCAGCTGAATTAGGTGCTGCTGCTGAAAGAGCTACACTAGGTGGTACATTTGGCTTGCTTTTAGGTAAAAAGTTTGGCTTAATAGGCGCAGCTGTAGGTGGATTAGCAACAGAAGAAAATATAAAACAGGCTGAAAATCTAGGTAATGCAATTTTAACAAAAGTTGAGGAAGCTAGGCAAGGCATTAAGAATTGGGCTGAAAGTGAACAAGGAGCAGCGTTTGCGGAAAGGTTTGGTTCAATAGGCGAAAAATTAAGAGATTTTGCTACTAACTTGCCAGCTGCTTCCGAGGTTTTATCTCGTGTGCAAACTGGAGTTGGTGATGGATTAGAAGGATTAACAGGACTAATTGAAGAAGGTACTGATAGTGAAAAATTTCAAGAAAATATGGGAGAAGCGGCCGGTGTTTTAGGCGCTTTTGCATTTTTCTTTAGAGGTCCTATATTTAGAGTTATTAAAAGACTAGCAAAATTTAGAACTATGGCAGCCGGTATTGCTCTTGTTGCTGCATACAAAGCACTGAATGGCGATTTCACTGATGGAGATTTAACTACTGAAGACATAGGTGCAGCTGCCGGAGTAACAACAGCTTTAGCTATAGGCGCAACAAAAGCCGTACAGGCAGTACGAAGAGGTAGAAACAGTGGCGCTCGAACTGGTGCCACAACGACAGCTGCACCACCTCCATCAAATGTAATTGGCAAAGTAGACGGTAAAAATGTTGTTAGATCTAATAGTGGTAAATTAGCCTTTCAAGGCGTAGATGGAAAAGCTACAACAAACGTACTAAGTGAAGCCGAAATTAAAAAATTAAATAAGAGTAAATGGTGGAGTAAATTTCCTAGATTAACTGCATTAAAAGGAATTCCTGGAACTAGTCTATTATTTGCAGCGATTGATAGCGCTATGGCAGCATCAATTATGCTAGATGAAACAAAATCTAGAGAACAAAAAATTAGTGAATTAGGACCACTTATTGGAGGTTCAGTAGGAACCCTTGGATTTGGAGCATTAGGACTTGCTGTAGGAGGACCATTCGGTGCGACTCTTGGTGCACTAGGTGGATACTTTGGAGGTGGATATGTTGGTACTAAATTAGCTGAATATCTTTTAGGTAAAACTAGTGAATCCGACATTATGAAAAGTATAAATGCCGACGTAGAAAATTCTTCTGGGCCTGGAAAAAGAGGTGATCGAAGAAGAAATGGTCAACCGTCTGCTACTGTAAATACTCCTCGAGCTGATAGCGGTGTCGCCGGAGGAGTACAAACTATGACTGCTCAACAAACTGCAATGGCATTTAGATCTGCCGGATCTACAAATATAGGTCAAGTAGGCGATAATAATTCAAATAATACTAATGTAAGCCAATCTCAGCCTCTTGTTGTAAGTCCAGGCGGAGCCATCGACTTTAATGATATGGTAGTCGGGTCACTCGCTCATTAAAATAGAATAAGGGGACCGAAGTCCCCCTATCAGTCTTTAGTCATTGTTGCTCCAACTTTTGTCCGAATCTTATTCAGCGACAAGGCCCACATGAGGTTGGCATACCTTATTCCTATTCATCATTTGCAAGACGTGCAAAGTAGGACATTGTGTCATCATCATCCGTAGATGATACTTGTTCTGCAGTAACAGGTGCTTGTGCAGGAGCTGCGGGAGCAGGAGCCGGCTCATTCATTTGAACGGTCTGTGCCATAGTTGGTGCACCCATTGCAACTGTATCTTCACCCAACACTCGACTTAGTTTTGCTTTGAGGTCATCGTAGCTTTTGTAGTTACTTGGTTCGGTAAACTCACTGAGTGAATGTAGTTGGTTATAGACTTCTTCCAACTTGGATTCTTCTGCATCATAGAGAGCAGATGCGCTTGCAAACTCTGACTTATCATAATTACGATATCCTTCAACCTGACGGATTTTCAATTTAAAGTCTGCACCTTCACAAAAGTCGAAAGGATTAACAGGCGTTTCATCGGCAAATGATGGCTGCATAACATCCATAATCTTATCAAAGATCTTCTTACCGAATTTATATAGTACTACACGACCTTCATTCTGTGGATTACCAGGATCTTGTACAACGAGAGCATTAACTACATAGTGTAGACGACGCTTTTGTTTACGTGCAGTTTCTTTATCTTCTTCATGTCCAGAATTCCACAGACGAGAATTAAGCTCGCCAACCGGATCTGCTTGACCAATAGAAGTAAGAGAGTTTTCAATATACCATAGACCAGTTGGACCTTTAAAGCCATGGTCCCAATAACGAACCCATGGAAGATCAGAACCTTCAGATGCTGGAAGAAAACGGAGAACAGCATAACCGTTACCGGCTTTATCTACTGTTGGTTTCCAAATACGTTCATCGTCATATGACTTCTTTTCACCACCACCGGTGGCTTCTGCTGCTTGAACTAGTTTGGAGATTTGGTCGCGATTACGCTTTAGATTTGCAAAAGACATTTATATGTTCCTTGTATTGCTGTAGTATTAACTGAAATATATTATACAACATTCATGCGTTGTTGTACACTATTATATATACCCATCATTCGAAAAACGCCGAATCAAGAGTATTACCTTTTGGCAAGAAATTAAGCTGCATTGCCTCAGCTTCAAGTTTATCTTTAATAATTGGTGAGATAAACTTTTTAACATCTTCAGGTTCAATGTTATTCTTATCACATACATGAAGAATAGCGTCCATGTATGGTATATGAAGTTCATTCACTGTTCCTTCAATGAGTTTAGTAAACTTAGACTTAGTAAGAAATTGTTCCTCTATCATTTATCTAGTGCTTTCAATAGAATTGTATCGTCATTCAGTCTACCGTTTGGTACACTGCTCTTAGTAGTTAGAGTATCCCAAGCAATATGTATTTGTTTTACAGACTTTGTAAGGACTAAAGCTAGAAATTCATTAGGCTTACGAAGCTTGACTGTTCTACTATTAATACTATCGATATTTTTAATCGATGTACCTGAGATTTCAAAACCTCCAACACTTTGAGTAATATACTCTGTAAGCATTCGAGACTTTGTATTGAAAGTATATAGTCTGGTTTTACCGACTATTTGTACAGGATTAATAGAAGCTAATTTAAATTCACTATCTTCCTTCTTGTACTTTACTTTCGAAACTTGTTTGTCCGCAGCTTTAGGCTGTTTGACTCTTGTCTTACGTTGTGCCTTAGCTGCGGACTTAAGCTTGTCAAGATCGAGGAGCATGTCCTGACAAGCTTTTACACGGCGCTTGAGTTCTGGTTTTTTCAAGTGCGAATACCCTTCGACTGCCTGGTCACACCTAGCATGAAGAGCATCATCATAGTCTAGCAACCATCCTTCAATTAGTTGCCTTACTGGCAGAGTAGCCGAGTTAGGCAGGCCGTGCTTTTTAAACAAACTGTAAATATCAATGTCGGTCTTTTCACCTTCGATCCATTGATCTTCTAGATTAAGAAGGTCTTGCATAATGGTATTACTAATCTTGTTTTGTAGACGCTGCATTGGAGAAAGAGTAACAATATTCTTTTCTACTTTCTTCTCAAGAGCTTTCTCTTTTACGATAGCTTTGCCAGCATCGATATAGCCTTTAAATCGATTAACAAGACTGTCATGCCAATACGTCGATCTTTCATTTACTTCTTGACCTGACGTATACCAGTAACTCGTAGCGCCCATATAAGAGTGACCGAAGTTATAATCTGGATTAGCAAGGATATGCTTTGCATCGGTTTTATTGAATGTAGTACGAATAAATGATTTAGTACATTCAATTGTTTCTTTGCGATCAACTTCGTTTTGAAAGTAATATAGTACACTATCAAAACCTTTTTCGACTGGTGCTGCACCTGCGCCAGTACGGCGGCGTGCACGAATAGTTTTCTTCTTACGTTTTACTAATGGCATTATCGTTGCTCCTCGATAATAAAGTTGGGATCATTTTGAAGAAGTACCCACCGACCGTCAAAACCTTTATGGTCTTTAGGACCTTCAGTTCTAAACTCGCTGCGCAAAAGCATTGCAGGTGAACCTTTGAATGTTCCTAGGTCTTTTATAAGCCAGACTTTACCATGCTGTTGAATACGGTTTTTGCCGTGACGAGTTTTTCCAGTGAGTAGTACTTTTTCCATCTTGTATATATTCTATCACAGTTTTAAGCAAATGTACACAGTTAATTTCACTAATTTGAAAAATAGTTGGAACCAGGTTAAGCTGGTCAAATGTTAGTGTATGTCTATACATCCAACTTAACCAGGTTTAACGTCTCATCTTTGCTAGTTCTTCTGGGCTTTGTCCTCTGCCCACTGGAACAAGGTTGGACTTATGCATCGTTGCGATTCCAACGATGTAGTCTCCCGAGTACTCTTGTACTTTTCGCTTCCCTTGGATGGCAACAACACGGTCTGACGTTGGGACTGTTGTACTCTGCGTTGAATAGTTCGGAATACAATTGCCACTTGATTTTTCCTTATGCTTAAGTTGAGAAGGATGTAGACCCATTTTGCGAAGCCATGCATCGTGAGCAGCCTGAGCTTTTGCTTGACCCGGCTTACGGTTAGATTTACGTTTACGAGTTGAAAGCGTGGTCATTCCACGCACAAGATGCATAGTCATTTTATATCCTCACTAGTACCGTGACATTTAGCTTCCATATCTTGAATGCGATAAGAAAGATAGTTAGCTACTGTTTGAAGAAATTCTGCATCATGATCACCGCGAGCAATCATATCTTCAATCTTTCTAATCTCACCATCAAAGACTCTACATGCCATTATACGATCAGATGACATGTTACTAAAACTGGGCATTATGCCACTACCTTCTCAAAATAATCTGTAAGATCATCTAAATAAACTTCTTCGACAAATTTCGAAAGCTTAGAGAAAGTACCAGTGTACTGCCAAATAGGAAGACCGTTAATTCCTTTAGGATTAACAAGCCGGCCATTAATTCCATAATTACGACAGTCCTGAGCCAAATCAGTTACATCGTAAACATCAAGTTCGATTGTGTAAATGTTTTCCATTAGTTCCACCCATCATTTGATTCATAAGAATTTTGATCGCGAACACGATCACCATAATGCTCATTGAGGTATTTAGAACCATCAGTGTAAGCATTGATGTTGTGCGTATCGTACTCGCTACGCTCTTCTTTAGGTGTAGTGGTATAATCGCGAACTTTGAAGTTGCGCTGCATCTTAGCATTGAAACGATCGGCAGCTTCTTTAATAGCAGCCATACGCTCAGATGTAGTTGAATTCTTAGTGATAATAAATTTAGACATGGAATACTCCTCTTTTCCAATTGTTATATCTATTATACACTATTTTTTAGTAAATGTACACTAAAAAATGCGGGGATTACTGAATCAAATCAATCACATAGATTTTTTTTCTTCTTCAGTTTTGTATTGCCACTCATCTGTATGACCTACAGACCATTTAGGCTCTACTTCAACAGCATAATTTTGCGTACATACCTTAAAATCTGGCTGTAAGAGCTTAGACGGAGTAAGACTTGAATCTCTAAAGATAACACGATTGTTTGGTTGAGCAGCAAATTGTCCATTATCTAATTTAATGATATTAAATGATTTGTGCTCGGGATCATGCTCAGAGTAATTGACGTCAAGTACACTTGCATCCGGATGTGCGTTGTCAATAGTAAACATATATTCACCACCGTGCATATTCTTATCTTTACCAAAGAATTCACAGCGAGCTAGAATAGGTTTTTCAATAACAGTTAAATGATAATCGAAACAATCCCAAAGCTGTAATGTATCTAAAGGAAGATTGCCATGCGGGGTTTTCCATACGAACGCCGATAGCGGAAGCTTATCATATAGTGCACCATAATCAGTTAGTAGCGTTTCGAAATAGAGAGCTTTGTATTGTGTAGATTTAACTGATATCCAAACGCCTGGTGTATATTCACCATGCCCTTTTTCTAGATCGTAAAGGTATTCTTTACGAACCATTACATCAATAGGAGGAAGAGGATGAACAAGGAATGACATTATTTTGTATAGATCTCTAAAAGTTTAGCCTCAAATGCCTCAACCTTTTGTACTCGATTAGGCCAAAGAATATATTCTTTTTCAGGATTAGCTTTTAGATTATTAAGAAGAGGTTGTACTGCATTAAATAGTGCATCTAGCTTAAGCTGGGCATCGTTAGCAGTATTGGCTATCACCTCTGCTTCACGAGCTGCATCCTGCACAACTTTTAGTTCAGTTTCATCTACTGCAGTAAAGCCAAAGTCAAAAAAATCAGACACTGATCCAACTCCTACGTTTATTTGCATAGATATTAAACAACCACCATGACAAGAACAGCCAAAAATATTGACCAGTCATAGCTGACTGTGCCATAATCCATGCAAATGGAGAAATAATTATGACATCAGCTAGTGTAACGTTTCCATTCATAGATTTATTTATACTCCAATGGCTGGGATGGAGGGGCTCGAACCCCCGACAAGGTGATTAACAGTCACCTGCTCTACCAACTGAGCTACATCCCAAATGTGGTGCTGCAACACGGACTCGAACCGCGGACCTGCTGATTACAAATCAGCTGCTCTACCAACTGAGCTACTGCAGCTTATGACAAACGATCTCGCGACCGGTTGGTGTAGATATCACAATAGCAGGTAAATCAGGATTACGATCGCGACATTCAATCTGATGCCATCTAAACCCTTCTTCTCTTTGTGCTTCTGTTGTCTTTACGAATTCCGTGTTACCTGCAAACCAAAGTGCAGAAACAAATGCTAATACAATCATGAGATTCTCCGTCTTTTTCTTCTCATCTTAGAAAAAAAGTTAACAGTTCGCTTAAAAACTATTTCTTTGATTTCTTTTCTTTTTTTACGAGCTGTCTTACTTTTATGTATACGATCTGCCTTCGTTTTCATCGACCTCTCCTAAATTTTTGGTGCCCCCAGCGAGACTCGAACTCGCACGGCCTAAGGCCCACGGATTTTAAGTCCGTTATGTCTACCATTCCATCACAGGGGCATTGGCGATTCCGGGAGGACTCGAACCCCCGACCTACTGATTAGAAGTCAGTTGCTCTATCCAGCTGAGCTACGGAACCAATAAAGTTAATTCACTCCCATATTTCATTATAAACCATATAGTAGCTATAGCAATAATCGCAAGAGCATGTCTAAACATAAATCCAACAATTGAAAAGAAGGTACCTACAACAAGCGCGCCAGCTACTGCATAAAAGAGGAGCTGTGCATATAGAGGCAGCGCCTGTTGTATCTCGATTAGTGTGGGCATTAGGAGCTCCAGTCAATCCAATTTTCAACAACTGTTGCGAACTCTTCTCGAGATGGGACTTTATAAGGACCCCATGTATTATCTAGATGATATATGTCGCCAGTTGGTGAAGTCATTTGATGCCACATCTTACGCGTGCGGTCATCAGGATCCTCATCATAGTCTCCGACATACACATAACCTTTATATTCATAGGTTGTATATTGTGGAAAATCCATTATGAAGCCTCCCTTTGACACATGTTGTCGATGTGCCGCTGAATGCGCTCATCGGTCCAGTTAGCGAAGTTTAGCGAACGAGCATAGCTCTTGCTAGTCTTCTCAGCGGTGAGGTAATACGCGTCCTCAACAAGCTGTTGTCGCATAAATTGCTTAAGTTTACCGGTAGGTACACGACCACTCCAATATCCAATTTCATCGGGGTGAGGGAATGATCCCATCCAGCAACCAGGTTGCTTTGAGAACTCTTCAGCCTCAGCACGCTGGTTGTTGATGTAGTCTTTAAGATCTTGTTCCATAATATAAGACATGATTTGCTCCTCTTTTTCAATCATTAATAATATTATACACTACTTTTATGCAAATGTACACAGTTAATTTGATAAATTATTAAAATATTTTCGAAGCTCAGTATATCCTCCAATGTGATTACCTTCACTATCGAAAATCTGTGGTACAGTTTTATATCCCTGTGACTTAAACCACTCACGATCTTTATTTTCGGTTAACCCAACATCTTCATAATCGATACCGCGTTCTGTCATTATAATCTTAGCTAACTCGCAAAACGAACAGTGAGGTCTAGAGTATATTTTCCACATTACTTCTTATTAAACCTTAACATGTAAGTTACTCCTTCATGTGAAAATGTGATGGTCGAATGTGAGTATATTGTCTTTTCGGTTTCTTTATATCTCGTTTCGGAAGTACATACATTGCGAGTAGCCACAGTAGAATTAGAATTGGCATGACCGAGCATACCACCGATAATAGCTCCAATAGCTCCACCATCTTGCTCTCCTTTAATATTATTTCCAATGATACCTCCTAGTAATGCACCTTTCAGCGTATCACCGGTTCTATCACCAGATACATTTTCATCCCTACAAACTTCGACTACGTATGGAGTTTGTACAATAACAGTTTTGTTATAATCTACAATTTCATTTGCAACTGCTGCACTAGACAGCAGGAAAAATGGTGCGATCAACAATAATTTCCGGTTCATTTCTATTTTCCTTTACTTCAATGTCTAAAGCTTCTCTCAACTCACCAATACGACGATATGCGCCTTGCAGTTGCCCCTGCAATTCCTTTACGTTATTACGTAAAATCTCAATTTCATTGCCTTGAGCTATTACAATATTGCGATAGAACTCAGCTTCTTTATCAGTCTGATCGACTGCCTTTTTTCCGATCCTGCCGTACATAGGCATCTAATATTTCCTCTTGTAATTTGTAAGCTTCCACTTCCCATGGCAAATTTAAATATTCATCATGAGTACTATACTTTACTTCGTCAAATTCCCATTCTTTTCTAACGCCTTGTTTTACATGTACCATTTCATGAAAAACTGTAGTTAATAAATCATCGCCCTTTAAGCGTCGATCGATTTCTATTTCAAATTCTCTTTTATCAATCTTTAAACAATATCCATGTGCATCATCTATCTTATTTAAGTCGATCCATATATCACAATTTTTAATTCTTGGCATGAGATAATCCCATGCAAACTCAGCAGCCTTATAGATCGTTGAACGTTGCTTAGACCGTCCACCCTTCACTACAATCATCGAACCTCTCCTCTACAGATTTAATGTGCTTACACTTGCGATACGCAATGCAATTACAATCAAAACCGGAATCAAACATCTCTACTAAATATTTATCACCTTTACTACCAATTACTGGCCATTTTATTCCAACAGCCCAGTGACCTTTAGTATTGACAATTTCTGATGGATGGCTCATGCATATTCTCCCAAATCTTTAGCAACTTGATGAGATGCATCTTCCATAACAGTCATGAGAGATGAAAGGTGACGACGCTCGTCACTTGTAAGACGAGCAATTTCGTCAAAGATGTTTTCAGTTGAACCATCCTTAGCGATATTTTTAAGAACTGATTCTAGAACCTGATAACGATACTGCATAATGAACTCCTCTTTTCATTTAATAGATATATTATACACTATTTTTAAGAGAATGTACACAGTTATTTTTACTTTTTAGGATAAATTTGTGCTCTTACGTTTTTTGAAATAGGAATCTTAAAGTCACCGTGTACATGATGAAGAATAAATTCCGTATTCTCAAACTCCTTAAACATCGCTGTCCAAATTGGTCTCCAATTACTAGACAGTCTATGATTATTCATATTCTCTCTGTCAGAATTAAGTACCAGGTCTGAATAGCTTCTAAGGTTAAAGTCAAAGATAGAATCAAATCCATACATGTGAATCCTATCTGCCTTTAGCTTACTTGCTGCATAATGTACGGCAACATGACCACAGTTAAAGTTAGTATAGTTACCAGCATATTTAGGAAGAGGAGTATAAAATTCTTTTACTTGATGTGCTACTTTTGTGTAGTAGTTAGGATGCTTATCCATCCAAATCTTAGGACGCATTCCTAGAATCCAATCACCAGGCAATACAATACTACCTTCAGTCATTGCTTTCATAAATTTAAAGTCCACAATAACCGATGCATATGTGTTAGGCACAGCAAAGGGTGGAAGATTACAGCATATCTTTAGGCCTTTTCTTTCGGCTTTCTGATATAAAACGGCCTGATCACCATTACCAACAATGTGCACAACTTTAGACATTCATCATACTCCTAATCTTATCCTTACCTTTAGCTCCAGTCCAATGTACAATCTTCTTTTTACCTGTATATCCATCTAACTCAACTTGTATCCGAAGGACATTATATTCGTTTGGTAAATCTTCGATATGACTTAACTTTGTAATAGGATTAAGCATATTATGTAACACTTCTTGATCACCTACGTTCGGGTTATCGTGCACTTCTTGACACCATTGATGAAGTATTATAGGCTTATCTATAATTCCCACTACGCCTGAATTGTGCCATACTTCTTGCCGCCGTTTTGTCCATGGCTTATCTTCAACCATTGCTAGCTTATTAGGTTTAAGTAAATTAAATACTGATTCAATATTATCACAAATTTGACAATCAGTATCAAGCCATACAGTCTTAATCGAAGGTGAGTATAACATCGCTCTTGGCTTTTTAAACCAGCCTCTTTCTTTTGTTTTACTCATATCAATAACAGCATGAAAATTATTTTTTATATATTTTAATGTGTTTTGACTTACACCAAAATTAGCAAAAACTAAAGGAGTTGAATTATGTTTCTTATAGTTTTCCACAAACCATGGAAGCATCCAGGCATTATTTTCATCGCAGCCAGTTAAGAATGCTTGGTTATACTTCTTCGACACGATACGCTTCTCCATAAGTATGCTTTGCATAACAACCATTTACATTCTGAATAGTAGTAAAACTATCACGAGCTTCTACTGGCCATGGATAATATTCCTGTAGCCATGGAAATGTATTTTTATTTAAGAATACATCTGTAGGTCTTGCAATTTCTTGTGCCTGTTTTATTAGTAACTTAGCACCTTCTGGCTTTATCAGATAACCATGTGCTCCAGGAAAATATCCTTTAGATACTAGTGGTCCAACGCCTAATACACTAGGTGTATTAAACTTACCATATGATGGTGCACCAATAGATAATACTTTATCGAATTGAATTGTTTTGGGAATATCATTTATGACAACTGCGTCATGCTCGAAAATCATATGCATTTCTTGAGTTTCTACTACATTTTTCCAAATAGAAAAATGTGAATGAAATGCTGCAGCGCAATTAGCAATGCGAGAATATGTTTCATGTAAGCCAGCAATGTTAACATTTTCTGTTAATAATTTATCGATTGGCATATCATGTGGTGTAGTAGCTTTCCATTTTTTTACTTTAATATCAAATCGTGATGCCGACTTAATACATCTATCTGCTACTTGTTGAGACTTAGCATGGTCTTCAATTGCAATAACAAAGGCTTTCATTTTAATCACTCGTTGTTGATGGTGTACCTTGAACTGTAGTATAAAACTTAGTAGTCACTCCAAGCTGAGGAATAAGCTGTCGGCACATAATAGCGTCATTAGGCCATAATCCAAATTCATCAACTAGCTTAAGCATCTTCTTAGCTCCTTCAGGTGTAATTATATATGCTGAGTTTCCGGCTAAACCTTGAGGAACAGACATATCGTCAATCCACGGCACATATGTCACTTCTTTATTAGATTTAGAAACTAGTTCTTTAAACTCTCTAGCTTTTCTCGTGGCACCTATCGGATTGTTGATACCATATATCAAAAACTTAGTACGATCTATTATAGATGTATCAAATTTAGATGTAAATTTAGAATCATGTTCTAATATTAAGTGTGACTGTGAACCAGAAGCCGTTGATCGCCACAGGGTGTAGTGGCTCACACTACATGCAACCCTGGCCTTCTGGTTAGCAGTTCTATATGCAGACTTTTTAAGACCTGTGGCAAAGTCAAGTACAGTGCCTTCCCACGGATAATTCCACTTTAAACCATATTCTTTCATCTTTGCGTCCACATCATCAGGTGTAGTAGCTGAATGTTGATATATTTTAAAATGATTACCAACAACCTCACTTGATTCCATACATATGGCAGCAGCTTTCTGAGATACTGGATGGTCTGGAATTGTGATTATTGAAGCTAGCATTTAATTTTTTTTCAATACCGTGTAGCCAACATTTTCAACTCCGCGCTCAATAATATTCCATGATGGATTATTATTACAAAAGTCTCGTAAGCATTCATATAACTCAACTAAATTACTTGACTGCGCAATACTAGTGTCATGAGCTACAATATACTTATTTACCATTTGTCCATGAATCTGTAACTCTTTTTCCATGTGATATCTTTTATGAATCGAATCTATCATAAGCATATCAACATTTTTTGTCGACATAGAACTTAAGCTGCCAGAATCTGCTTCACGAACTACTAATTCAATGCCATGGCTTTTACAATAAGGTTCTGCTAATGATTTAAGTTTAGCTCTATATTTGACATGATCAATATCAATTAATTCCATATACTTTGGTTTATACTTACCTGTCATGACTGCCGCAGCACTTCCACCTTGATGTGTACCTAATTCTTTATATGAGCTACAATCTTTCATACATTTTCTAATAGAATCATGCATTGCACAATAGTAGTCACCATGAAAGGCTTCTTGTTGAGATCTGATTTCACTGTAAAACTCTTCAACAGATGTTACATTATCTACTTTAGCTGTTAGCATTATTAATATCCTTTAACTGATTTAATAAACTATTGTCTTGTTTAGGAGGATCATTAGGCCATTCTTTATGTAAATGCAAATTCCATTCTGCAATTGGCTTATTTGTTATTCTCCAAAGAACATCAGTCGACCAGTCATCAGCAGTACGAAACATAATATGAACTAATTTAGCATTATCCGGTCTATTATCGCCAATAGTTGCATTAGGATGAGAGCCTACCTTATGCATATAACAATTCCATTCATTTGGCAATCTTTTTAATTTAAATCCTGGTAAATGAATAAACGCTGAAAAGTAGTCTTGAAATAGTCTATAGAATTTAGGAAACCCGTTTACTTCATTTACATATTCCTGGAAAGATGGCCATTCAGTCTTCATTTTTTTAAGACCTGCTTTAGAGATAACAACAACTCCTGTGTTAAATACTTCAGGTCTTTGCTTATCATCTACAGGATATTCTACACCCCATCGTTTATTACAAACCTCAGCCCATTTTTTATCAATTACACTATTGATTCCACCAGAGTTGTATATTGTTCTAAAGTATGGTTGCTTTGGTTCCGTACATATACCAGCATCTTCTCCATCTAATAGATCAAAAATATTATCTGATAACCCTTCGGTTGGAAAAACATCAACATCACATAGCATAACATTATCATAGTCATCAAATGATTCATCAACTAATGGATTGGCAGGTTCATAATATATTGGAACATCAACTACTTTACCAGCAATCGTTTTATTAAAATCAAACTTGTATTCAGCACCAATACGATCGGCATATTCTTTCATAAGCTTACAGCTGTATTCTACACCAGGCTTCATATCGCCTTTCCAGTATTGGTATATAATATTTTTCATAATCTGTTTCCTTTATATTATTCCTTTAAGAGTAAGATCATAATAATTCTCGATCTTTTCTCTTTTAGGCCCTTGAGGTGTTATTTTTGTTCGAACATGAATAAATCCCGCTTTTTCAGGATTAGGTAAGAAAGAACACTGACACCATTTCCTATGCATATATGGCTCATCCGGTCTAAAATTTGACATCTTAGCAAGTATATGCATAATACCTTCGTCTTCAAATTTATATGCTTCGTTAAATTTGTCCATCCAAGATTCATCACCACCTAAGCCGGCTCTAAGCGTTTGCCTAGTTTTTAAATTCATTTTATATATTGCTCCACCCCAGTAAGGATGGTTAAGGCTTCCGCCGTGTGGTATCATTTTACGATGTAAAGACTTTTGTACATCAGCATATAGGCCTATGCCAGGTACTTTAAATACATTTGTCATCATACCTTTTCTGGCAAACATATCAATATCAACCATAAGCACATGGTCGTAGTTATCATATTTTTTGTCTAACATATAAATTTTTTGACAAGCGCCTGTTAAATGCTCTCTAAAAGGGCGACCACGTATTAATTCATAATCTGCTTTTACAAACTCAGCGTATCTTTGCATGTTTTCAACTGAAAGCTTATCTAATTCGCGCAGTTTACCATCCATATGCTGTAGAATAATATTCTTAGACACAGTCTATAGTTCCCTTCTTATTTGCAATTTCGATTTTGCCAATAGGCGTTTCCTTCGGCGTTGAATAAACTTTATAAAAAGTGTTATGATTAAAATTAGCCATAGTTTTATAAGTAGGAATTTCATCTATGTAACAAAGCTTAGCATCATTTACATTTAATGATTTAAAGTTAGATATAACTTTTAGGTTTTTTATTCCATTAGGTGTAATCAATTTACCACTTTTATCTTCTACAAAAAATGTGCATTCAGTATGCTTGTATATAAGAGGTAGCCAATAGTAATGAAACATCTGCTGTCTACCATCAAATTTAAGTAAAATTTTCATTTTGTAGCTTCAACAACTGCAGAGTGTAAAGCACGAATTACACCGGGAGTATCGATGCTTTTGAATTCTAATACACGGCTGTCCATATACTTGTGCTGTTTTACATTCTTAAATCCTAAAGATTTAAGAGTATCTATCATCTCTTGAATACCCCAAAGATAAAGATGCTGGCCATTTTGATAAAGCAAGCCAAGTGCGCATTGCTCACGTATACTTCTATGACTATTTCCAGCTGCAGCGAATTTATGCTTAACAACATAGAATTGATGATATGATTTACAAAAGTTTTCTTCTTGTTCGGTTAGAGGTTCATCACTAACTAGCTTATTAACGAACTCATTTGGAGGCCAAACTGTACGAATAGTACCATGTGGCTTTAAAATTCTATAGCATTCTTTAAAATAATTAATCCCTTGATATTTGTATACATGTTCAATAAAATGTTCTGAGTAAATTCCATCAAATGAATTTTCTTTATACTTAGTAGGAAGATCTCTAAAGTCAACTTTATCGACACCGCTATGTGATGCAATATTTGCTGAAGTCCAATTTAAGCCTCTAGTTTTTTCTGCAGCAATTTCTAGGAATTGTCCCATATACTCATCTCCGTTTTTTCAAGTTTAGGCATAGTAAATTTAGTACGGGCAAGAAAATGATTGATTTTGCCATCAGGTTTACTATTTTTCCATTGATACGGCATTCTATTCCAATATGTATCTAATTCTACAACGTTAAATATTGGTTGTGAAAGCTGTAAGTTAATATACATTTGTTCGGTATATCTTGTATGCAATACGTAGTGATCAACTGAAGTAAAGTGTTTTCTAGCCTTTTGTCTTCCTTCACGTGACCATAATTGCAAACCGCCATTTAGATATCTAAATCTTTCATCGGGATAAAGTTTTGATTTTGGAAACATCCAATCTTTTCCAAATATATGTTTACCGTATGCAAGTATTCCTCTTTGATATAGCGGCGCATCCATTACTCTTCTCATCCATCCACTGGGCGTTCCAGTGTGAACGCCTAGCTCGTGCACCATCGCTACGTCCCCAATATCAAAATTGAAGATATTATCTTTTATTTGGGAATGCATAAGCATATCCAAGTCAACAGAAAGGATATGATCGTATTCATCATATTTAGGATCAAATATGATTTTTATTGAATCTAGACGAGGATCTAATTCTTCAAAATATCTAGTATGATCTAAAACGTATTCAGCACCACAATACTTTGCATATGCCTGCGCTGATCTTCTTCCTGCTTGAGCCCAATCTGGTAAATCAACTCCGCCTAAATCTCTATCGCCCATTTCATATGGAATATAGTATTGAAATACCAAATTTTTCATAATAAAAAACTTTCATTTATTTTAATTTAGTTTGGTTTTTATCTGCAATAGTAGCAAAGCCCATAAATGCACCTACAATGCCAGCTTGCGCAATATAGAATGTGCTTAAGAGCGTACCTAATAGTTCTAATTTAGTGTCTGGTATAATAGGACTAAGAATAACGGCAGTAAAAGCTACCATTGACCATATAGCAGTCCATGCCATATAGCGCTGTTGCTTTTGTTTACGATCTTGTCGTTCTGCTAATTTATCAGCTCTTTCAATTTCGTGCAACTTTTCCATAGCCAATAACTCTTTATCAGTAACTACACCGTCTTTATCTAAGTCAGCTTCGTTGTGTACTGACCCAGGTTCCAGTTTCTTTTGCTCCATAGTAATCCTCCGTGATTATGACTGCTATTTCTTTTGCTCTTTCATAACCACTGCGAAGAGAATTAGATCTATGACCATTCTCAACGAACCACTCAAGTGTATTTATATCAGACCCATAGTTGCTAGGCATACTAAAAGATTCAACAATTTCTTCGAATTCTGTTTTAAGACCACAAATAGTGCCAATTGATAGCATTAACGTATCCTCATTGCTCGTTCAAGTTCAGGAAATAATTCTTCTTCAATGTCATTTTGATCTGTTTGAAAAAGAATACCAATACCACCGGCGTTTTCCCACTTTATAATATTTTGTGGTCTATCGTCGATGAGAATATTTGGAAGATGATCGAGCATACTCCATGCATACTTATGCTTATTAGCAGTAAAGATACATTTTTCAACTGAAGGCATAAAGCCTTTATCTTCTAGCCATCTACGTTTCCAATAGGCAGAGTTATTATTATCACCTCTTAAAGGTGATGAACAAATACCCCAATCACCATCAGAAATTTCTTTTACGAAATTGACTATGACTTGTGATAAACAGGCGCCTGAACGTTTAGGTCCAGCGTCTTCTCGAAATGTAGGAATTTGATAGAAGAAGTCTGTGTTTGCAAGTTTGGCTAAAGCAACTTCTTTATCTTGAATGCTTTTCCAATGATCAACATCATACTTTTTTGCAAGACCTCCAAAGAAATCTGCAATCACTCCATCCATATCTAAATATACTGTCATATTGCTTCTCCTGCAAGTGTGAAAGATTTGCGACCTTTATTAGAGACACTGTAAGAATAGCGCCTAGGCTCAGGCATTTTATTTGATGGTCGACATTGAGTAATCTTACCATTATTTGCAATATATTTTTCGTATGCAATTGATGATTCTAATCTTGATTCTTGCTTAGTCATTATATATCTCCTAGAACCGTATCGCTGCTAGTGCACAGGCAGTTTCACTAGCTTCGATACCGAATTGTTCTGCTAACATACGTTGAAGATCTACCGTAGGGGTACCTTCAGGCTTTGTCATACAAAACGCAATGATAAATTTCCATGTATCATTGTGATCCGGATTTTGAAATTCAAACTTAATCATAATATATCTCCTCTTTTTATTTTATAGATATATTATACACTATTTTCTAGTAAATGTACACAGTTAATTTCACTTTAATTGAATTTTTTTTCAAAAGCTTCTTCAAACCCTTCGGCTCTAATGTAAGCTTCTTCATTCCACCATAATCTTTTTAGATAGCCTGGATATGCATCTTCAATAGTTTTACTATTCGGAAGATATCCTTTAACCATCCAAAATACGCGAGCTTTATGCTTAAACTCAGTGGAATAATTGACGTCTGTCATATTCTTTCTTAGTATCGATAAGTAGTTGTATATGATTGTCACGGTGTTCTTTAAATACTAGAGGCTCATTATCATCAACATCCATAATAATAACAGTATTTGTAATTGGCATACCTGTACGCTCTTCCCACATAACAGCATAACCAGCCATTTGTGCAAAATAACTAGATATACATTCTTTCTTTTTAACTCGCTTTGAAGTTTTAAAGTCTACAATGGAAGGTACGCCATCAAATTCGGCAACACAGTCAACGCGGCCGGCAAGGCCAAGATGGCGAGAATAAAGAGGAGCTTCGAGATTGAATATCTTCCCGATACGGTTATCAAGGATAGGCCTAACGTTTTCCAAGCTTTGCCGTATATGCGGTAAAAAATCATCAGTGCTTTCATTGAGTAAGTACCTTTCTATAATTGAATGGACTAATGTGCCTCTACTAGAAGCTCTATGGCCCACTCGATTGGCTTCATCTTCTCCTACACGAGCTCTCCATTTGGCGATTGACTCTTCGCTTAGAATAGATAAAACCGTTGTGATACTAGGATACCGATTACCATTAGGATCAATATAAGTTCTGCCTGATTTGGAAGTGTTAGCCACCAAATCATTATATCCGAGATCAATTTCTTCATGAACAAAGTTTCCCAATTACTATTCCCACCCTAGTTGTCTATCAATTTCTTCATAATCAAATATAAGACCATTGCGGCCGCCACCAAGTAAGCACGCCCATCCATCTTTATGAAATTCTAAGAAGCTGTATGTACCTGCTTGTTGATTATATACAACTAAAAAGAATGCTGGAAACGTGTCTGTTTCTCCATTAAAGGTGTTGCCAATTGATCCTACAAGAGGCACGAGTTCATTACGTTTACTGTTTTCAATCATCTGATCTTTATCCATACATAGTACGGGTTTATTTCGAAAAGATGGAGGCTCATTTTTTGATGGACCTTCAGTTACCTGACTGTACGCAGTGCACGGCAACATTGTAAATAATACAGCAATTAAAAAGTTCTTCATAGTTTGATTCCTAACATTTCTTTGGCCATGATGTAGTCACGCACAAAATCAGATCTTACGATGTCATCCCAGTTAAAGGTAATGACAGAGAAGTTTTTAAGATGCTCGACTACTCTCATGAACTTGATTACACCATCCTTTTCGGATTCATTAGTGAAATCTGATTGATGATAATCGCCACAGAAAATTATCCTACAATTGTTACCAATACGAGTAATTACAGAATCTAACTCATGGAAGCTCAAATTTTGACACTCATCGACAATCACAATAGAATTGTCAATAGTCATTCCACGAATATAAGATGTAGTCAAAAATTTGACCATATGATTTTGCACTAAACGCTTATATGGCTGGTCACCCCCTATTAGTTCCATAGCAATGTTCTTATATGGTGTTTCAAACACTTCTTGCTTTTCTTCGAGAGATCCGGGCAAATAACCCATATCTCTGGTAGGCACAACAGATCGAAAGATAGTAATACTATCGTACGGAGATTGCTTTTCTAGTACAGCTTCAAGTCCTAGGTACATGGCAATAAAGGTCTTACCTGTACCTGCAGATCCAACCAATGCTAGATGATCTCCATCATCCCATGCCTCGTACGCAATCTTTTGATTTGCCGTAATAGGATCATAAGTTTCAAGATCATCAATTTTAACTGTACTTCTCATATGTTTATGGTATTGCCTCTACCAGCACCCTTTTTAATTCTACTTAAAGTATCTTTCCATCCATCATCAGTTTTAGAGTTTAGATTTCCGACACCGGTTACAATCTTTGGTACTGATAATACTTTAATAACATCATCATCTTCTAGCATAGGAGCCAACTCATGAAACGTACAATTAACATCCCATTCTTCTTTAGTTGAAATTCTACGCAGCGTGTAAATCGGCATATTGAAACCATTCTGGTACTGATCGCTTTGTCCATATCATATTAAAGCGATGTTGTTTAGTTTGATAGAATGCACGGTAAGATTTAACAGCATCTTCGAACATGCATTCAGGATTAGATTTCATAGCTAACTTAAATGCAGTTTGGTTGCCCCGCGGAATATTATCAGGTAAATGACTAAGTATTTCACGTAACTCGCGGTCTGATTTATGAAGCTTATCATACCTATATGTATATTCGTCACAAAGAGCAACAAAGTGATTGTAATGCCAGAAGTAGTTATCACTGCTCTCCATTGTCCATACAGTGCATGGATGACCAGTGTGTACAGCTTTATATAGAATATTTTCCCAGTTGCTGCTAGGGTGCTCCCAGTATCTAACCATAGTTTTACCTGATTTAGACCTGCGCCTACCTAGCTCGCCGTCTAGAATACGATGAGCGGTCGATAGCATTTGTGCAGATTCGACAATCATTTTAGGTACATGTTTGTCGCATTGCAATTGTGCAGCAGTAATTGGATTTTGATCGAGAATAAAAAGATTCATAATATAACACCTTGTAATGAGGTATACTACCTCTGCACCATTGAATAATTAATTATATCATAGAATGCAGAGATAGTACACACTTATTTTACTCCTATGTGGTAATAGTTCGAGTGAACGTTTTCGACTGGATATATTGGATTCTTTGATTAAGGAAATTAAGCTTATCGATAATAAGGGATTTTCTATTCATGTCGCCTCTTTTCTCTAATTTTTGTGCGTAAATTTCTAATTCAGCAGAATCCTGCTTAAGTCTGTCCAGTTGATTTAATACCATTGGAATATTCTCCATGAGTTGAAGTTTAAACCACTTAGTCCTTTAGCAAACCAGGGAAAGCCTCCTCTACGATTGGCCGTGTAAGACCGTATGGTTTCTCTTTATTTACCATAGCAATAACAAGCTCTGCATCTTTTGGATGCACGCTTTCGATCAAACCGATGAAAATCTTTTCGCGTTTGACAGCCGGCAAATTGTCGCCTTCGCCGCCTTTTACAAAGTATTTAAACTTTGTATTTTCTCTAAGTAAATTAGATGGATGATTGTGTTCTTGAGATGCCGTGTAAGGTGGAACACCGGGAGGTAGATTCCATTTAACAGTAGAGTCGATCGACCCTCTGATAATATCCTTTAGTGCCCAACTTTCATTAGATTTAAGCACCTTCACTTTGTCTTCTTTAGTTCGCTTTTTGCCCATTTCAGACAAAACTTCATATACAAACTTAATCATTAAATAAACTCCTGTGCGCTTTCAATTAGCCTATTCATTCTTTTTGCAACAAGATATGGAAACACCTTACCTTTATTATGCCAAGGATCCTGTGCCTCATAATTATTTATAATATTTCGCTTTAGATCTTGAGGCGTATTAGTTAAATCAATGAGTAATTCGTTGCGTTGAAAATTACGATACCATGATGCGGCATAAAGAAGTTCACCTTCAGCAAGATCTTCTAGAATAGCTTCTTTCTTTTTCTTTGATAAAGGTGTTTGACGAAGGCCTTCAACAAATACGTTATCATCTGATAGTACATTCGGAATACCATCGCCTGCATCGCCTTGAAGAATTTTAAGCTTAAGATTTTGACGAGGATGAGTTTCTTCTACAAACTTTTTAGTAAGTGGAGAAAACTGAGAAACATTATCATACTTTTGCAATTGCTTAAAGTCGCCATCAGAAGAAACAATCATTACATCTTCAAAGTTACCAAAGTCTTGTGTACGTTCTACTAGAGTACCAATGATGTCGTCTGCTTCACAACCTTCAATATGTACCACGTGATAAGGAAAGTTTTCTTTAATTTCTTCACGTATACGATTCATAATAGTAAAAGCAGTATTCCAATCGAAGTCAGATTCACTACGACCTTTTTTGCGATTTGCTTTATATTGTGGGAATGCACTGCGGCGCCAATTGCCTGGTCCATCGCAAGCTAAGACCATATCACCATATTTTTCACCGAATTTTTGCTTGTACATACGAAGAGAATTAAGAGTCATATGACGAATCATATCTTCGTCTAGAGTTTTGTTTACAATAATAGAAGCGAGACAGATACCGCTGTAGTCAACAATAATCATAATGTAGATCCTTTTTAATTGTAGATATATTATATACTATTTTTAAGCAAATGTACACTACTTTTTTATGTGACGGGAATGTATTTTGCATCCAATAAACTCGTTGTAATATTCATCAGAAAGAAGAACATCATACTGAAATTGAAGCTTAGCTTCATAGTATGACATTTCTCCCTTTGTTTTACAAAGATATAGGATTTCTCTTTTAAAGGCATCTAAGCCTTTTGATTCAACCAAAACCATGACCTTTTCGGAGGAACCGCAATATGTTCTCCAGTCAGATTCTGTACGCGTACGTACTCTTCTCTTACGCTTCTTAGTGATCGGTAAGATTTTTGGTTTCCAAAAATTCTTTTTTCCAATATACTTTTTGTTGGTGTCGAGCTCTGTAATGAGGTAGACAAACCCTTGGTATTCATCTGGTGTTGTATCAAATTGTTCATTTTTATAGTGCCACATATAATATGTATATTAGTCTAATTCGGATATATCTTCTATATTAGCTTGACTTCCACATACTGAGCAATATTTTGGTTCTTCACCATCTTCAACCAGTACAATCGTGACTGCGTCGCACTCTTCGCATTCTACTCGGAATTCGTTTTGCACTTTGATCCCTTATCTCTTTTTTTCTTTGATCATTTACATAAAACCATTCTCTTATTTCATCCTGAGAACGGCCACAACCGACGCAGTGACCGTTCTCAAGTTTACACACACTTATACAAGGAGAAGCAATTTTAGAAATCGATTTCACAAGCACCACCTGCACAAGCAGCTGCACCCAGTGTATCAACGTCTGTATATTTCTTTTCCGTAAGATCTTCTATCCAATTAACTTGCTTCATATTAGTTTGAATTTTATTCCACTTATGAAGAAGATATGAGTCTTTAAGACAATATTCAGCTTTTTTAACATCACCCTTAAGATAATTTTCTGAGAAGTTATTAAATCGACGTACCCAATCCTGCCTTGCAGCATTTTCCGAAGACTCCAAACTAATATCTAATCCAAATCCTTGTGCCGTTGAACAGGCATCCCAAAGATTTGGGAATACTTTAAGAGCATCAACAACCAAGCCTGATGCAAAAATGGCAGCATCATTATATTTCTTTACCATTTCTTTCGACGTAATTACTGCGGTGTTAGGAGCTTGATTAAAGTCTTTATCGCCCATCATTGATAGGAATGAGATACCAGCAAATGAATGTCTATTCTCAAAAACATACTTTTCTACTTCATCCCAATCATCAACAAGAATGGTGTTTGAAACGTTATGTCTTACGCCTTTGTCAGCACATAGATCTTCATTTGTGCCTGCATCTACCCAGTGTTTTTGTGCTTTCTTTACAAGCTCTAGATGTTTAACTCCTATTAAATCGTCTTTGATAATCGATTCTTTATTAGGAAGAATTGGAAATGATACTACAACATCAGTACCATTAGACGACCATACAGATTCTTCAACCATATATGGATTAGACTTAATGATAGCTTGTGTTATTTCTGACTCTTTATTGAGCTGCACATTTCGAATATACATTTCTGAATGCTCTGCATGTATTCCTGATGCAGTTTGAAGTAATACTGAAGCATTACCGCTTGGCTTTACACAAGTCGTACGAGCTGCAGGATTAATACCAATAATTTCTGCAACTTGTTTATTAGTGTCTTTAACGATCTGTGCTCCTTTTTCTAGGATTTTAGCATCAAAAAGAATACCTGGATTATTCATCCATCCGGTAATAGATACTCCAAGAAGTGCTTCACGATCAAAGATTTTCTTTGATGTGTCTGACAAAAACTTGAAGTCTGTGTACCCAGCTTGTAGGGTACCAAGGATAGACGCTGCTCGGCATGCCTTAAAGAAGTCTTCCTTGGTATTGCACATGCCTCCGTTAATCTCTGTAAGATTACAACCTTGCCAACCAGACTTTTTACCAATCTGAGGGAACATACCGATTTCAACACATGGGTTGGTAGTATGTTCAGTTGATTCAACGAAGACAAATCCTGGCTCACCAAACTGTTTTACAGATTCCATGATCTTGCCAAACTGTTCAGGTGAAGTCTTATCTCTAACGATAACTGCGGAGTTATTGGATCGACCTCTTTGTGGATTATCGACAAACCAATTACCAGTTTTAGCTGTCATCATTTCTTCATCATCAGGAGAAAATAAACAGATAGTAGCTGAACGACGTACACCGCCAGACAATACAGCATCTGCTGCATGCATAGCAATATCATATACATCGATCGGTCTTATCGATACCGGGTCTTTAGAATCCAGTACAATACCTTGAAGTAAATGTTCGATTTTATCCAAAGAGCGACGAAGGCCCTCTGGACCAGGTGCTTTAAAACCACCAGAGATTTTAGCACCTTTAGGTCTAATTTGACTTAGATCGAAGAATACGCGACGACCTTCATAGTCAGAAAACTTTCCTCCACCAACGAAATAGGATGACATAAGAACATCAAGAGCTGAAGCCCAGCCTTCAATAGAATCTTCTACAACATATCCCTTTGCTTGCTTTGTGCGAGCCGTAAGTTTCGGTAATTTTTTAATGTGATGCTTTTGTACAGAGAATCCTGCACCTGCACCACATAATAGAATATAAAAGATCTCGCCAAAAAATTCTGCGCGATCTGCATACGATGACGTACAATTATACATGCGCATTTGGTGTTTCATTAATTGATCACCACCAAATTGTAACGCGCGCTGTGCACCAAGTACACGTTGTTCTGAATATGCTTGTCTAGCTTCTTCTAAATATGAAGCTAGTTCATTGCTTTTTTGATTATAGTTTTTGCTATGCATGTCGATAACACGGTCGACTGCTTCATTCCAAGTCTCATAACGACCTTCATTCTCGACGTATCGAGAATAGCCTTCATAGAACTTGGTCTCGGACAAAAACTTTCTTGTGTCAACATATGTTGATGCCATCCGAATACCTCTGTGTAAAATAGAAATTTTTGATTATGATACTATTATATATCAAAACGCAAGTTTTGTAAACAGTTAAATGACATATAGTAGTAAAATATTTTTTACTATGAGAGGTCTTCTAGAATTTCTTTATATCTTTTCCAAGTTAAAAGTTCTGAAATTCTTGGATCATATTTTTCTCTAATTTCATTAGATGAGCCGATTTTAATGTTCTTATCACTCTGCTCAGTTGCATGATTATTAAATTCATTTTCTAATTGTAGTTTTGCTGCTTTAAATTTTGCATCAGCATAAACTGCTAAATTGGTGAGAACTAGTTCTTTAACTCTCTTACCTTTAGGTGTAAGTGCCATTATTATACCTCTTTAAAATGTGTATAGAGAACATCTAATCTATCTTGATGTTCTGCAATTTTATCTAGTTCGCTTTGAATCGCCTCAAGGACATCACTATGCTCACCGATTCCTGTTGATGAATTTAAATATACTTCAATATTTGCTTTATGTAAAGCAATGCAACCTTCAGCATTCTTTACTAAAGCGTCTAAAATCATTTCTCTCATTTTCTTCTTGCCTTATCAATTGCTCTGGATCCAAACCAGAATGATATAATTGCGGCGAATATCGCCTTTGTGTCGTCATCCCAGAGTAACTGAATTGCTTCATTAAACTCTGTACCTTTATCTATAGCATCCATTAAAAGGGTAATTTCAATAGTAGCAAATAATCCAAAGAATGCATAAGTGATAACGGGTCTAACTGACTTTTGTAAACCAGAGATAAACCCAGTTCCTTTGTTAATTGAAATATCATGATCGATTAACCTTTGATGCTCTGTATCTGCACCCATTGCTTCATGAATCTTTAGATCAAAGTCATATCCTTCTTTACGAAGCTCAGCGTGCATTCGCATTTTGTCAAGTTCATGTTTGCGATCTTCTTTCGATGCAAAATGATCTGTAATTGCAGGAACTGCCGAACCAGCAAATCCTAATAATGATCCTAATAATGCTAACATAATTTATATATCCTTATTAAACTTGTGCACCATGTGCTTGATACGTGTCATATACTAGATCTCCAACATCAGTAGCATTACCGTCAGTAGAGAAAGAATATTTATCGATGGTATTACTATAATTTGGCGAGCCACCTGCTACATAACCAGATACTGTACTGTTTGAGCTTGCCGAGGTACCGCGCGCGTTAGTCAAGTCACCAATATCGGATGCAACATCTTCACTAGCAAATGGAAACTTACTAATAAAGTTAACTTGTCCTGTTCCAGGAATACCCTTTCCTCCTGCAACATAACCGTGTGTAGACGATGTACCTCCTGATGGCCCAACCCCATGTTGCTGATCTAGTTTACCATGAAGATTAATTGTATTTTCTGATGCGTATGAAAACTTTTCAATCGCTTTATTTGCATTTGGAAATAAGGACGGATTATTTGTAGGAGAATTATTTGGAGAGTTACTAGGTTGGTTACCTGATACTACATATCCATAATCTGGACCAGAGATTCCTAGTGTATATGTATTATAATACGCACCTGTTTGTGCATGAGTCGTTGCTGTTTCAGTATCACTAGAAAAAGACCATCTAAAGATATCACGATCGAAGCTTGGCATATTACCAGCTAAAGAAAATCCATGGGTCTCACTCATTGCTCCACTAGTCTGAGTGACAACTTTAGGTAGAGTAGTAGACAAATTGTTTTGAGTTGCTTCATTTGCAAATGCAAATTTCGAAATAGTATTCACCCCGCTCGGGCTTGGAACACGTCCACCCGCGGCGTATGAATGTGTAGATGAAGACGCTCCTGCTGCGGCACGTCTACCAGAAGCTAAATCACCGATATCTGTAGCATTTCCGTCTGATGCAAAAGCAAACCTTTGTATTTGTTTATTTGCAGTATTTGGCGTATAACCACCTACTGAATAACCATAGGTTTCACCATTACTAGACCAAGCTTCGATCGCGGTACCATCTAATGTAAAAAAGGTATCTCCATCACTATCAAAATAAAGCATTGTACTACTTCCAGATAGATAATGAAACGAACCATCTTCAAAAGTAGAAGTATCTAAAGAAAATACATCAGCTGTATCTGATAAATCATGCGTAGTTACGCTACCTCCACCACCAGATCCGTCGCCTAGTGAAGCATTAGTAGTATTTTCAGCTTCTGTTAAACCTAGAATCTGAGCAATGTCTCTGTTTCTTGTCATTTGTTAAATCCTCTCATTACTCTTTAACCTTCTAGCTCATCAGTGGGCGGTGTAAATGAATTAGCATATAGTGCACTTTTTACAATTCTAAAATTAGAAATGTATCCTTTAATAGTTCTATCAACTCCGCCGCCAGCATATCTAC